GTTCCTGATGTTCCATCAACACCTGAAGTTCCTGATGAACCACTTGTTCCAGATGTTCCATCAACACCTGAAGTTCCTGAAGAACCACTTGTACCAGATGTTCCATCAACACCTGAAGTTCCTGAAGAACCACTTGTACCAGATGTTCCGTCTACTCCGCTAGTTCCTGAACTACCTGATGTTCCCGATGTTCCGTCAACTCCGCTAGTTCCTGATGAACCACTTGTTCCAGATGTTCCGTCTACTCCACTAGTACCAGAAGAACCACTTGTACCTGATGTTCCGTCTACTCCACTAGTACCAGAAGAACCACTTGTTCCAGATGTTCCGTCAACACCTGAAGTTCCACTTGAACCATCTACTCCCGATGTTCCTGAAGAACCATCAACACCTGAAGTGCCACTTGAACCATCTACTCCCGATGTTCCTGAAGAACCATCAACACCTGAAGTTCCACTTGAACCTGCGGCTCCACCTGTGAATCCTGTAATAGTTATGGTACCACCAGTGTTATTATATAATTCTAATTCCTCGGCTCCTGAATTGTAAGTTCCACCTGTTATTTGAACATCTGAACCCCAAAATATTCTCCATCTAGCGTTTGCTCTTGTTACGCCACCTTGTCCTTCAACAGTTGAACCTGTCCAAGCTTCGATAAGAGCTTGACCTGATGCCTTTTCAACACCACTTAGTCTATTATAAATGGTATATGATGTATCCGCAGTTACTATACATCCATCAGCTACGGCATTATCCCATAAAGTCTCATAGTTATCAATTTGTAATTGATATGTGGTATCGTTCTCTTGAACGTAAACCATCATACCTATTCTTCTTCTACCTGAAGAAATACCATCAGAATTAATTGTAAGTCTATCAGATATTGATGCTACAGGTCTTTTATAGAAAGTAACAGGGATTGTGTTTCCTGAATTTTCAATATTACCCGTTGAACCAAAAGTTGAATAATTAAGGTCGGTTAGTGACCATACCTCCATATATCCACCAATACCTAATACACTAAAGTTAGTACCATAGGTAGCGGTCCTAATTACGGAATCTGGTTGAGCTACAGGATTACCTGAGGTTGGATTTTTATATGGGAAACTCATTTCAGTTAATAAATATCAAATACTATTAGATTAAAGAGTCCCTCCTCTAAAATAATTATTTGTTGTATCTGTGACTCCAGCAGCTCCAACATTAAATCCATTATTTTGTGATTGAGTGTAAACTCTATATGTTGTGTTTATCCAATTTGAACCTGTGTATACAACGTTTGAACCTCTAATTCCTGAATCAGTTGTTATATTAGACAATGATGTCGGTGCATTTGCGTAATTAATACCAATTGTTTGATATACTTGGTTATTTGTCATACTAAGTGGCGCTAATACAACATACCAAACATTACCCGTTGTACTATTAGCTGGAATTTCAGTTGTAAGGAACTTATATGCCTCAATTGTATTTCCATATGAGTCGGTTCCACCACCTGATTGTGGTATTGTTGCTTTAATAACTGCCGGTACATTTGTAGTTCCACCTGTAAATCCTGGCCAATCCATCCATATTAAGAAATCATTGATATCTGCCGGGAAGCTAGGTGCTCCTGAAGTTTGGAAACCAAACCAACTACTAGCATTTGCTAACATATATGTACCAATGTCAGTATTAGCCGGTCCACTAAATAATGCATCATCACCCGACTCCATGAAAATCAACGCCTGTAAAGCTGGCGGAGTTTCACTTGGTGTTGGTGTAAATGACGGTGTTGGAGTTACCGTTGTAGTTACTGTTGGTGTAATTGTTGGAGTAACTGTTGCTGTAACCGATGGTGTCGGAGTATTTGTCTCAGTAACCGATGGTGTTACTGATGGCGTTTGAGTTACTGTCGGTGTAACTGAAGCTGTTACCGTTGGAGTTACTGTTGGTGTAACAGATGGTGTAACACTAGGTGTCGGTGTTAAAGTTTCAGTTGGCGTAGGTGTCGGTGTATCACTCACTGAAACTGTTGGTGTTATAGTTTGAGTCGGAGTTTGAGTCGGAGTCTCAGTTGGAGTTTGAGTCGGAGTATCACTTACAGAAACTGTAGGTGTTACAGTTTGAGTCTGCGTTGGAGTTTGAGTCGGAGTCTCACTTGGTGTTTGAGTTGGTGTGTCACTTACCGAAACTGTAGGTGTTACAGTTTGAGTCGGAGTCTCAGTTGGAGTTTGAGTCGGAGTATCACTTACAGAAACTGTAGGTGTTACAGTCTCAGTTGGTGTAGGTGTAGGCGTTGGTGTTTCACCAGCAGTCACTGATGGTGTTGGTGTTATTGTCTGAGTCGGAGTCTGAGTCGGAGTTTCAGTTGGAGTCTGAGTTGGTGTATCACTTACAGAAACCGTAGGTGTTACTGTCTCAGTTGGTGTAGGAGTTGGTGTTGGTGTTTCATTTGTAGTTACTGATGGTGTTGGAGTGACAGTTTCAGTTGGTGTCGGAGTTGGAGTAGGTGTTCCATCAGCGGTTACTGATGGTGTAGGTGTAGGCGTTTCAGTTGGTGTTTCAGTTGGTGTTGGAGTAGGAGTTGTAGAAACTGAAGCCTCTGTTGGTGTGACAGACGGCGTTGGAGTTACTGTTGGAGTTACTGTTGGAGATGGGGTTATACAAGCTGATGGGTCATCACCTGGCAATTCAATAACAACACCATTAAACATTTCAGTTCTTGTAACAGAAGTTTCAATAGGTGTTGTTGAAGTTGAACCTGTATAAATATCAAAAGGACCTAACGCATTTGTGTCAGAAGTTAATCTTACAATAATAGATTGGGAACATCCCGATATGTCAACTTGTTGTGTGATTGAAGTGTCATTACAACCAGCATAGGTGTTTACAACAATAATATCATAAGTAATAGCCATCCTTTTTTATAAACTTTATATATAAATACAAATACTTTGTAGTTTTTATTATCGAATTCTATGTATTTTTTTTATGCTATAATTATTTCACATTCACAGTCTGGGTCATAGATTGTAAAATCGACCGCACATGAAGGGTCTGTCACATCAATATTCAACACACAACTTTCAAATGTTATTGTAATATCAAATGCACAACCATTTCTACATTCTAATATTTTAAATAATTCACACCCATTAGCATCAATAATTTTTAATTTAACTGAAGGTGCGGTATTGAATATTGAAGGTGGTGAAAAGTATTGGACTGGTGGTACAGCACCGGTAATTTGACCCAAATATGTATTATAATTGTCAAATACATCTGACATATAAACATCAAATGGAGCAGTCCCATTTATAAGCGTTATTTCAATTCTAGTTCCCATTAGCTTTCACAGGATAGTTCATAGTTTATTTTTAGAGATATTATAAACTCTTGACCTGTAAGTGATGTGTCACCAGGCGCTAACTTGAAAGTCAATCTATTTGTTAATGGGTCAATATCAACTTCAATTATTTGATTAACACTCAATAATAAATCCTCAATAGCGTCATACCATAAATTATCAGATGGTACATCAACCAATGTTGTTCCTGTATAGAATGAAGTAGATGCGGTATAACCCGATGGTTGAACTGATAAGGTTCCAATAAACTCAGCGCTAACCAATCTACAATTTGTATTACCAGAGGCAATATCATCAAACCCTTCATTCAACATTTGTATCAATCCCCTCTTAGTTGGTGATTGTACTTGGAACGATTGATTTGCCATTTCATAAGATTCAAAAGACGTATAAGTCGCACAACAACTTATTTGAACATTTCTTGTTTGAGTACAACCACTCGAATCCTCAATAGTCAATGAATAAGTTCCAGCACTCAGTCCACTAACAGTTATTTGTTGTGGATTACCTGAGACATTATTACTCCACGTATAAGTAAAAGGGGGAACCCCATCTGAAATCAAAGCGGTTATTGTCCCACTGTCACCACTACCACATGATGTTGAATATAAACTAAAGTTTAGAATAGGTCCTTGTTGTACAGTGATTTGTTTTGTAACCGTACATCCACTACTATCAGAAACTGATAACGTATGTTGTCCTACAGGAACGTTTGTAAATGTAACTGCACTCAATGATGTATTTTGATATGCTAAATCACCTAATGTATACGTAAAAGGTGGAAAACCTCCAGATGATTTTTCAACAGAAACCGTTCCATTAGATGAAGTACAAGTACTGGCAGTTACTGATGTTGTCAAATCATAAACATTTTCAGCAATAATTGTTACATCTTGAGTATATACACATCCACTATCGTTAGTAATGATTACCGTATAATCACCAGAGGTCAAATCACCAAATGTATATGATGCTGAATTACTAGTAATGTTTTGTGTACTTGAATCAGGGTACACCAATGTATATACATAAGGGATATACCCACCAAATAGGGTGATTGCAATTTGACCATCAGATTCACTACATGCTGAGTTTCTAGTATTGATGGTTACGGAATCAAACGCACCTTCTTGTGATATAGAAGTTGTGGTTGTAAAATCACACAATGCCGAATCGGTAACAGTAACAGCATAGGAACCCGCAGTTATATTTGATAAATAAAATACTTGAGAATACGTAATCAATGTGGTTCCGTTTGAACCTGAATAATAATAAGGTCCTGTACCACCAGTGATAATTAAGGCAAGTTCACCATCAGCCGCAAAACAAGATGGGGTTGTGACCGCCGACCAATAACCCAATCCAACAGGGTTGACAGGTAAAACAGTCTCCGTCTTTGAAACAACACATCCATTGGCATCAGTTATTGTACATGTGTAATTTCCCGCTGTAAGTCCTGTATTTGCCGAACCAGTAAATCCATTACTCCAAGCATATGTCAAAGGAGCAGCCCCTGTACATCCCGTAACAATTAACCTACCACCGTTTCCATCACATTGGGGGTCGTTGACAACATAAAACCCAAAATCAAAATTAGTGGATGATTCAATAATAATTGATTCAGTGTGTGCTGAACATCCACCAATATCTTGAGCCACCGCATAATAAGTTCCAGCGGATAAATTACTAAACGTAATTATATTATTTTCACCAACACCTGAAGTAACGTAATTATCTGAAGAATCATATAAATAAAAATCATTTACCTGACTCTGCGTGGATGCTGTTACAGAAATGGTACCATTGTTATTACCACAAGTGGTATTTGTAAACGCAGTTTCAGAAATACAACTACCTGATGAAACAAAAACATTTATGTAAAATTCTTGGTTTACAGGATATGTCGAATCAATTGCTCTAACAAGATAATCTCCAGCGGCCAATCCACTCTTTTCATCACCAAGTCCTAAGTCAGGTGTAATCCATTCTGATGTATACGGAGGATTACCCCCATTGTAAGTAAGAATAACTCTACCTGAACCAGTACTTGAACAATCACCTGTTACCGATATAAAATAATCAAACGCAGACATTAGCAACAAGAAATTTCAAGACCTATGGTCGTGTTTATGGTAAAGTCATTTTCCAAGTTTGAAGGGATACAATCCAAATTAGTAACCCTTAATGTATTTCCATTCATAAAATAAGTGAACCCATAATCATTTAAGGTTGACAAATTATTTTGTAAGGCTTCTTTATATGTCTGATTACTCGGTACGTCATCAATACCAAAACCATAATAGTACGGTACATATACCAGTACATCATTTCCAATTCTTACATCAATATACCATGTGGTCTTCAATGAATTCTGTAAACAATCCGACAAAGTCAAACCATTTGTATTTGCAAAATTTGTAAGTCTATTAAGTAATATCTCACTAAACGAAGTCAACGATGAACTACTATTGAGCCATGGATAAATAAACGTCTCAACAAACTCTGTCGAACAGTCGTACGCAAAAATGTTACCCGTACCAAAACACTGGTCCGCAGGAACAGGAACCAATTCACAACCCCTTTGTCTTGGCCAATCAACTTTCTGTCTGTGGAAAATAGAATTCTCTAACCTCTCACCTGTATTCCAAATGGTTGTTGCCGCAATCATTTGTTTTACCAACTGAGGCCAAAAATCACCAATACCCTGAATGTACTCAATTAGATTCTGATAGTTGTAATTGTTGTTTGTTAAACCAGCCAATTCTTGAGATTGTAAATAATTCCAATACATAGAATACAATCTTGGGTATCCACCTGTCTTACCATCTGTAATGTATTGACGGTTTCTAACATCAATCATGTTCTTCCAAAAAGTTTCTTGGAATTCAAAGAAAGTTAACTTACTAGGTTGGGGGTCAATAACAGTCCAATCAGTATCACCTGTTCTAACAGTTGAACTTGTAACTCCAGATGATGGAATTGGGAAGTTATAATTAGTTGACATCCTCCACACATCATAGGCTAATCCCTGTCCTGCATTTAAGAATAAATCAATGTTCTTAGCATTTAATACCAACTTCTCATCTGAAGTATAATAGTAAGCATTGTACCCCGCATTTCTACCAATCCTAAGAGTACCCAACCCAACAGTTTCGTTTTCAACCCAAGACTTTTTATTATCAACAACTCTTTGAAGTTTGAACCCTTCTTTCATATAAGGGAACTTTCTAAACCTATCAAAATATTTTTGACCATAGGTGAATGGTTCTAACTGGCTTTGGATGTCAGGATTTTGACCTGTGAAAACCTGACCTGTAATTACTACCTCATCAGGACTAATGTGTGCCGGTGTGGTTTCATACCAACCCGCACCTTTTTCAAAGAAAAATTCATCAGTTGAAATTGGAGCCTTTGGATATCCATTTACATCGATGGGGTAATCACGTAGGCTAGTGTCTACTTCCTGTACTATATTTGTAATACCAAATCCAGTGTAAGTTTGACCCTGTAATTTAAACGTTACTTGTGAATCTAAACTTGGTAATTGTTCAACATAAGTTCCACCAGTGATTTGAGAATAGTTAGATTCAAAAGTTGTCATGTCAACTTTTTGGTCCGCTAAATAAACACTTTCAGTAAAATCAATTAAAGAATCAGGAGCACCAATCATCTTCATCAAAGCCAAGATAGAACGTGGTGTACCTTTACTCTTGAAAATGTAAGCCGAATTCAGAATCAAATTTCTGAAATATTGAGCATTAATTTCTTCAGGTGTTAGCGCTCTTGAATATCCTGAATAGGTGATTGTATTTGTATTACCAAATATTGCATCTTTTAGGTCGTCATTCTGTATTGGTGATATATTTGTATCCCAACCAATTGTTTCTGCTAAATTTTTAAGTAATTCACTAGGTATATCATTAGATGGATTATAGTGAACTGAATTGACAAAAGATAAACCATCAATGTATTTTTTAATCTCATCAAAACTTCTTCCATAGATTTGAAGAACTTTTTCAATCCTTCTATCTTCAGTATCAAATTCTCTAAACGCATCCGTAATTAAACTTCTGGTTATATAATCAGTTCTTGTTGTATCTAATTGAGCCGCAATTTCACTAACAGTTTCAAGATATGTGTCAAAAGCGGTTCCTTCAATTAAAATATTCCAAGGACCATCTAATGGCCAAATTACAGTTTGTGCTTTAGTATAGAACTGACCTGTTGGTGATTCTGTTGGTACTTGGAAAAATGCGGTATATATAGGATTCGATAATCTATTCAATAAAAATTGTTCTACCTCATCAAAATCCTGTTTGAATACTTGGTCAACAACGGAATCACTAGGTCTTATTAAAAATCTATCAATTGTTGTTGAACTATTGAAAGGTTGTCCTAAAATATATAAACCCAATGTTGGTCCACTCATTGTTTGTGGTGCAACAATATCAACAATTGGGTAAGTTGTACCATTTATATCAAGAACATATTTAAAATAATTTGAATAAAAATTCCTAAGTGGTGATACATCATTTACAACACTGTTTATTGCAGTCGCCGCCGATGGTGTATAGTCAATATCAAACGGGTTTTTTGCTTGCGCTAATACAACCTCAAAGTAAGTTTCATTTGAAACTGAGTCATATGAAATGTTTATTGCAGTATTACCTGTTGTATATCCAGAGTTTAGATTTGTAAAATCCAATGCACCGGGAAACCAATTTATAATTTTAGTAATCGATACTTCAAGTCTTTTAGCTAAAGAACCATATAAGGTAAAGTTTAATATCTGAGTTGTATTAAACTTAGGATATACTTTATATTGTTTCTCAATTATTGCACGGGACTCAGCCGTGTGGTCTATTTGTAATGTGTCTAAAGATATTGGTTCAGAAAAAGAACCAATATCAAAAGTACGATTTACCTTTTCCGCAATACCTGTTGTAAATTCAAAATTACCCTGCGTAAGTCCTCCACCATCTACGGTTTGCAATCCGACGATGTTATCAGAAAAAGTGCCAGCTCCACTAGCCGGTCTCGGTGGGTATATGTATTTACGAGTATCCGCCATTATTCAGTGATGTTGGTGAAGTTCTTACTGAAATCAATATTAGTACCTCTATCTTGACGAACCTCATACAACAAGTTGTTGAATTGGTCTCTAATTTCATAGAGGTTGTATTGTTTATAGATGTTATTATCTGAGTCGTAAATCGTGTAGATACCATCATCAATACTCTTAGTTTGATTTCCGTAAAGAGCTATCGCCAATGACTGGATGTCGTACTCAACCATTTCAATTTCCATAGTAATAGGATTGAAATAGGTATTACTTAGAATAATACTTTGAGCAGGTTGACCAATGAATGGTGTAGAATTCGGTTTGTTTGTTGGTGAAGACGATGGTGAAAGAGTACAGAATACTAAATTTGACACCCCATCCGTATATCTATACCTGACAGCTTTTTGAGATGTATTTGTCAAATTCTGAATAACAGGTTCACAATAAAAATTAGATGTTACTATTCTAAAGAAATTAGGTATCTTAGTTCCGTCAGAATTTAAATACTCAACTCTAAAACCTACAAGACCTTGGCTAACAAATTTATTTCTATCAGCACTTGAAACATTTGATAAATCAATAACAATACCTTTTACGTTTGGTAATGCAGCTAAAACCCCACAATCAGTAATTGATGTTCTAATTTGCTTAGGTCGAATATATAAAGTATAAATTCCAACCTGATTGAATTCAGATGAAGGTAATCTTAAATTATATAACCCACCTAATATTTCAACATTACTTCCACCTGTTGTGGAGTTATTGAAATAAGGTCTAAGAATTGATGCAGCATCTAATGATTTCAACACATAATTGTCTGTAACATCTCTTGAAGGGGTATAGTTCAAGATAATATCAACATCTTCTGGTGAAACGTCTGCTGGTCTTGTGGTTCCGTATGTTCCTATCGCCATTTTTTTATTTTTTTACAATATTAAAAAACCCATACCCATAACGAGTAAGTGCTTCCATGTTATTAACTTCTCCGAGTCTCTGTAGTCTTTCATTTGCCGAGTTTTTACCCCTCTCAATAAATACATCTGATTGAATTTCTGGAGGTGAAACTATTCCAATTAGACTCTCATCTTTTACAATTGGTTCAGCAACTAAGTCATTTTGTGTAAATCCTGATGATTGAACCACAAAAATTGTAGTTCCATCTGAATAATCATAATAATCTATATCATTAACTGTGTAAGCAGTATAACCTGATACACCTGTTGTCATATTGGTAATAGCACCAATATAAATGTCATTCACATATTTTAATCCAACGTCATATTTTACAGAACCATAATTAGCCAATTCTGTTATTCTAGATGACGTATACCCTGATACAGGGAATGGTACTGTTGTATAATCAGCACTTACCTCACTCTCAATGGTATTTACACTGTCACCTGAGAATATAAAATCATAAGAAACAGGTGTTGCAGTCCATGAACCAACATTTGGTGTAAAAAAAGCCTCACCATTTGGATTGTCAATTGTTACTCCTGTATAAGGTATTACAATATTTTTCTTAATTGTATTAACACCAAATGGTGTTGATTGAGTCATAGTTATTGTCAAACCACTTTGTTCAGGTACTGAAGGGTATAAATGTGATACATTATTTGGAGCAAACGATGTTACGGTTTCTAATTGACTACCATCACCCCAATCTATTACATAACTCGCCAATTCTGTGAATTTGTTTATATCAGATGAGGTATTATAAACATAATACGTATATGAATTGGCCGAAGATGCTGAAAAAATAAAATTAGTAACAGTTTCTTTTTGATATACAGCACCATCAAAAACAGAATAATAACCCAAATCAATTGTGTTTTCAGTAATCAATATCGGGATTGTAAGTCCAGTTAATATTCCTGAGGCGAGGACTTGGGTCATTGATGAGTACGCACCAACAGTTACCCCATCATATGTGGTTTGGAAAATATCATTTTTGATATTTTCAGGCGATATAATATATTTGTAAGCAGTATCTATCATGGATTAACATATTCATACCATTTTATTGAGTTTGTTTCTGAATCACCAACTCTACTATTATTCATATCATAAACCTTATATGTTTGATTAGAATAATCCATATCTACTCTATAATAGAATTTATCTGCTCCATTGAAATTGTAATAACCAGTGCCTGACACATTCTGTGGTTCATTCATCATTTTAACAAATACACCTAATTTAGCGTCATAAAACTTTGCTGACATATAAAATCTATCGAGACCCAAATATTCAAAATCTTGTAACCAATAAATAAAGAAACCTTCTTTGTCTCCAACATAATCTAATAAAAATGATGGTTTTCTAATATTAACATTAACCCCTCTTTGTAATTGAGCAGGTGTTGTTCTTCCTTGACTTGTTGGAATTATTATTGTTAGGTAGCTATTTTGATTAGTTTCTTCCGTTGTATCATAAAAGTCCAACTTGAAGAATGAATTTGTAAATGAGTTTTGTGCATAATATAAATTTTGTACAGTAAACCCTTGTTGTATGTACGTATTTGACCAAACAGTTTGACTATCTATTGTTGCCGCAGATGTGAAATAAAAGTCGTAATTTATTGCTGTTCCATTATCATGTTCCGCATGTTCAAACCTATCTAACTCAAAATTAGTATCACCACCTAATAATAAAGCCAAAACTTTACCCTCGTAAATGTCAATCTCATTATCACGCGCTAACATATCCCATGACATATCAACCACGAAATTGAAATCCGTAGTACCTGAAGGTATCGTTATTTTATAGTTATTCACAATCATCGATTACTGGGTCTGTTGTTATAAATGTCTGTATATTATAATTAACCCCTTCTGGAATTAATCTAAAAATTATATTTTCAAATGGATAATGAGCTGAATTCAGATATGGGTAATCAACACCAACACCAATCTCATCTACAATACCATAAGGGTATATATCTCTCCACCTAAATCTATTTGTTGATTGTGAGAAATAAGAATAGGTTGGGACATTATCTGCCATTGTGGGAATTGCGTCTTCAATATAAGATGAAAATTCTTTTATTGATGTTGGATGAAACGGTTGATAATAAAACCCATAATAATTTGTTGTTGGTGTTTCTTGTGTATTAAAAATTTGTTGATTATATGTAATTTTATGGTACATATTTGAAACAACTCTTTCAGTCATTTCATAATTATTCCACTCACAAAAATCACCATCAAATACATCACCAATATTTGGTGTTTGATTATAGTTGAATTGGTATGTTTGTCCTCCAACAACTTTAGTATAACTATTCAATTGTAATGAACTATCAGAATCAGGATTGTTTTTATCCCACCAAGTAGTTCCGGTACCAACGTTAAATTTCCACCCCTCTTTTAGTCCATTGGTTCCATTATCGTAAAACATTCCAAAATACCCTCTATTAAAAAATGAATAATATAACTTAGATAATGGTCTTTTTTGATTATCAATCAATCCACTAAAATCTAAATCTTCTTTGAAGGATATGGTATACGCTTGTGAATTGTTTTTCTTTGAAATTCTAGCTGTTTGATTGGGTGTAAAAATACTTGTTTCGTATTGAACATCATCTCTAAAAGGATTTAATTCAAATCCGGCTTTTTCTAAAATTGTTTCTTGGATTGGTGTCAATATTTTTTGTCTTCTAACGTAATAAGTTGAGGTCGTTTCTCCACTATTATTTATATCAGTACATCTTTTGAATGTTCCTGTAACTCCATCACTAAGAGTAGTACCTGTGTATCCAATATCAATTAATATAAAAACGTATTCTAAATTATTCTGATAATCATCACCAATATAATCCACTTGAAATGCATTTGAACCATTATAAGATTTATCCAAAATAACATAATCTCCTTGAGATAATCCATGTGTCATAGGACAGGTGAATTTTAAGACTTTTTGTCCATTATATCTTTCATTTGTTATTCTATATGGAATACCATCACTACAAACCCATGAAATTGTATATTCAGGTGATTCATATTTCATTTGTTTTGTTGTGTTATTATCATAAGCATAACTCAACATAACATTCCAATTATATGTTGATGCGCTTTTTGCTACAAATTGAACTTGTTGTGTGTCAACATCATTTCTAATTAAATCAAATTCATGATATTGTGGAAACCCACTCCATTTTCCACTATAAAAAGATTGTTTAGCGTTAAAATAATACATATTATTTAATAAGATTGGGTATGTAGTTGAACCTAATACATCATTATTATATATGTAATTAATTTTGGCACTTGGTCTAAATACTGTTGATTTCTGTCGTTCAACATCATATTCAGTAGCAGCATTTACAACAATAGTTCTATCTGACTCAATCATTTCTGATTGTTCACCAGTAAGTGGTACTTGAATAAATAAGTCTTGGTTTGTACTAGACTTATATTTCAAGGAACCTAAAACAACTTGTTTACCTTCAGAGCTCATTTGGGTCTGTTATATAAATTTTAGCAAATTTATCAAATGCCGACGCACCTCTCTTAAGTCCAAAATAGAAGTGCCAAGGAGCACCTACTATTTTTTTACCTTGTGTTATACCTTGTGTACTTGTTGTAAGATTACCGTTTTGGTCTTGAGCGAAAATATATCCTCTTATATTATAAGTACTATCTCTATTACCATTTTGGAAGTATTTGGATGTTATTCTATCTAACGATTGGTACTTTATACTATAGATATCATTTTTATTTGTTGCCCAACCATTTCTTTGAGAACCAAATATTGTATTAAATGATGTGTTTGATATTATATTCCATTGCATCATTGGTACTTCTTGTGAATTAAACCCATATGTGTCCAAAACTTGTAGATTATTAATATTAATAATATTTCTACCTGGTGATATATTATCCATCAATTGAATGTCATATGTTGATGATGAGAAGAATATACCCAACATAACATTATCATTGTTGTTACCAGCAACTATTATTTGATTTCCTGTTCCATAATAATTTTTATTAAATTTTATAACACCAACTTGAGAATTTATTGATGATAATTGCGCATAATCACCATCAATTCTACCATACGCATTATCATATGCATTTTTTCTTTGGTCAAACAAACCATTTATTGAGGCATTTCCCGCACTAAATAACTGAGATAAAAATCCCGTATTTGTAATTCTAGTTAATAAAAATACGTTTAAAATATCACTCAAATCACCATATGATGTTGTTGTTAATCCTGAAACAGAATATCCATCATAAGTTGATGAATGTATCAATTCTTTTAGATAAAAATCTTTGGGACCTAAATCCATTATTGTTGTCGGGAATAATACCTCTCTATCATTGAATGCCCCTGTAAGAGGTATATCACCAACAAAAGTACCTGCGGTTGATGTGGTTCCTGAATAGTAAGGTGTCGACCTTAGGTAAAAATTATTGGTTGGCTCATGTAGATAAACCGCTTTCTGACAATATTCGCTTGTTGGTTGATTGAAATCAGGACTAAATGGATTACCATTATAGTAATTATCAATTTGAATTGGGAATGTATATACCGTTCCGTTTACCCAGTTATTCGAGAATACATCGGAGATTACCCCCTGACAAATACCATAGAAAAATCTAAATCTATAACCCCATTCATTGACATACCCAAAGTCTTTTAGTAAGGTAACAAATGGTTTTGTAACAAGAACATAACAACCTTTTTGAACAAAATCGCCATCACAATTAGGGATGACACCAAAGTTATATCCATCTCCACTATAACAATCAAGTGAAACCATATTCTCACATGAATATGAGTCTAAAACATTTGTACCTAAAAAGTCATTATTGGATAAACTATTAGAACCTAAAGAAGCACCTGTACTATAACCATTAAAAGCGGCGTTTATTTCTTGTGGATTTGTTTGGTTATAAATGGCAAAATTTAAATTTTGCTGTAATAAATAACTGTTATTCAGTGATGTTTCTTGTAGGTCTGAACTTGGTAATCTATCACTTCTCATAACAACTCTATTTTTATCAGAGAATGACATAGAGTTTGTTTTTGAATACACCGGTGAATAGTAAGCGTCTTGACTAAATGGTGTTGTACCGTATGAATCTTTTACAAAGTACATGTATGAACCACCATCTAATACATCACCAATCAAATACTTATAAACCCTTTCACTCGCAGTTAATGATAATAAATTATTAGAACCATTACTTTTAACTCTATTAGACTGTATTACCGAAGCGTTATTCAATGGTTGTGCACTTGAGTTTGGTCTAAATGTTGACGAACTACCATCTAAACGAGAATATAAAGTAGTTGCTGATGTTGTATAAGCACTAAAACCTGAACCTGGTGTATAAAAATATGATGGATAAAATAAATAACCATTTACCGAATCGTTATTGTTTGAAATATTATGTTGTTTCAAACTCAAAGTGGAGGTACTTGGGATTGGTTGTAATGGTATATTTAATCTTAAGTTTGTTGTTACCTGTATAGAATCTTCAGATGTTCTTCCTAAAATTTTACCCAACCCAACTTTTGTCTCAACTAAAGGTGAATAAGGGTCAACACCTCTTTGTAATATCAAAATCACTTGACTATCAAAATTGTCTATAACATTAGGGAATGGGAAAGTTTTTTTATCACCATTTCTTTGTTCATTATAGATATCCATACTACCATTTATAATATTATAGAATGATTGGAAATTTGGACCTCCTGAGGTATTTTGTAATAATGTTCTAACTTCAGATACCGTAACCGCAGTAATAACCTGACAATACTCAATATCTGTTGGGTATTCGTGGTATATGGTATATCCTGTAGTATCTCCTGTAAAATTATATGTTGTTGTATTTTGTAAAAAATAATTAGACGTATTACACCATGGAATTGTAACTTGTGTTAGTGTTGATGATGTACCTGTTATGGTATTAGTACCTGTGTCATTAGTAACACCACTTATTGTATTTATATCACTTGAATTTGTTCTATTAACAAATGTAACCAAGTCCCCGGCATTATAAGTAACACCAGGCTGTGAGAATACTGTGATGGTACTGTCATAATGGAATTTACCCGAATTAGATGCAACGTTTGGTGCTATGTAAAGTTTAACCCTATTTGTACCGTTATTAAAATAATTTTGTTTTAAGTTAAATTTATTAATTCGTTCAGATAACGTAAGTTGATTAGACCAAAATCTTTTACCATCCACCTTATCACCAATACCAGGCATTCTTTTTCTTTCATCAGGACTCGCTAAACCACCTAAAATACTAATAACACCTGATTCATACAAAGCCTTTTTAGTTCCATAGTTATTACTATCAGGGTCTAATGCCCAATCATTCCCACTTATAGGGAATGTTGTATTTTTCATTGTATATATAGAACCACTAGTTTGAACTAATGATGATGAACCAAAGTTTGGTGTTCCGTTTGAAACTCCTTCAGACGAACCGCAATCACAAGCCTCACAATCAGGATATGTAATCATCGGTAACCTTATTTGTGGGAATTTAGTACCATATAATTTTATAGCTAAAACAGTAAAACTGATACCAAATGCCGCCCATGCAGCAGCTTTCAATGCAAATGGAATTGCCATTAAGAAGTTAGCAAATCCACCACCTGCCGATGAAGCAATCGCAGCTTGTGCTGCCGCTATTTCACCAATTATTTGATTGGTTGATAACGCTAACATTAGAATGACAAATGGTATTAAAAATTCATTCCACAGAAATGCAACCACATGGAATATAAAAACCAATGGTAACATTATTATCTGTAATATCTGAAACAAAATTGAAACTATAAAAAATTGAAGATTAAAGTTTCTAACGGCGTCATTTGTTGGGAATTCATTATTCGTACTTTTACATTCCCTACTAGTTATTTCTTTAATTCCAACAAACTTTTCTCTCCTACCAAAAATATTAGATATAAAAAGATATGGATTATCTTCTTCTCCACTTAAATTATCAATAAATTGGGATACAGTATAAACTTTGTTATATTGAAATTTATAAAAAGTATCTTCACAAGCTACCGCACTATCAGGGTTAGTATACGCAGACCAATCTAAACTAAAAGCATATGATTTTTCAACATCATCGACATTATAATTAGTACCAGTTGAATTCCACCCCCATTCTCTTACGTTTGGAACTAACACATAAGGTCTTTTTACGTCAACATTCAATGTGTTAGGTTGTTTCCATTTTAATTTGAACCTGTATTTTGAAGATGTTGGTATACCTTTTTTGGGGTCATTTGAGAAAATTCTTTCACCAAATTCATTAGTCACCACATAATCCAAATTCATGGGTACATCAAATAAGAACGTACCATCCTCATCAATTAGATTACCATTATTAGGTAAGTCAGCCACTTCTAATAGTGGGTACCCATCTTCTCCTTGGAATATGGTTTGTCTAACACCAATTATTTCACCAGGTCCTGTAATAAGTTCACATAAATTACCAAGTCTATTTTTTGGGTTACAGTATGTTGACAATTTTGTATCATCAGGTGACGAAATCATTGAACCCATAAAAATGGCCGTGGGTTGAATATCAATGCTAGCCTCTTGTCTTAAATCAAAATCAACTCGTGAAATTGCTATTTGACAAACATTAGGTTGACCCCATAATGGTGCAACATCAATAGCTTTATTTAGATTAACAATCTGAGGTAAAGAATTTAAATCTTCTGATGATTTGAATCTGGTACCAGCAACTTGTGATTCTGTGGCAAGACCCATTCTAATTAAATCTTGTGGACTTAAAGAAAATTCACCAATATCAGATAAATCTAAATCTAACACAACAGTATGGTTACCTGTTGGTACACCTAAAATCATATAGTCACCACTTGAATTCGTTTTGACCGTAAACTTATAATATTTGTCAAATACCTCAATTACCGCCTCATCAAATAAAGCGTCGTTTCTTTCTGGAAATGTACCAGTAGCTGTGTGACCACCGTGTGATGGTATATATGGTAATAAATTATATCTATAACCATCCTCATTTAAATCACCAATATTTTGATAAGGATATAAAGTTGATATAATAGGATTTAACTCATCTTCCTGAGATAATGGTATAAAAACAGATACCCTAGCATTTGGTATACCAAATCCACCATTAGCTAAAACCCTACCGGCAATTACACCATATTGTGAACAGTCTTTAGTGTAGACATCACTTTGTCTAATCTTAAGTGATAAAATTTCAAGTTCATCAAAATCTTGGTCAATCTGTACTTGAATATTTTTGTCAACTCCGACTTCAGTTCTTATTCTATAGGAATTAGGCATGTAATTTTATTTGATAAATAGTTTATCCTCTATTTTCAAATAATAGTTTTATTACCGAATAAATAAATTGATTACTGATTAGAAGTACCTCCAAATGTTACTGAAGATAAATTTAGTACTCTTACAGTTACGTCAGTATTAGGGAATCTTATCTGATAAATTTGATTTGGTTGTGCAAAAATAGTGTCGTGTACAGGTCCTATTTTTTTAGTAATAGGGTCGATATATTGCATTGAGGTTTCTGATGAGGAGTATTTACCACCGACTTTATTGAATACTGAAATATCTGATACTGAAATAACCCCATTTTGGTCTTGTATGTCTTTTCTAATTTCAGATAAATAAACATTCTGACCCAATTGTCTGTTCAATGGATTCAATGCCGTATTAACTACATCAATAATATCTGAGATAATTGCACCCTGATTTTGTGTTGCATCTAAAACAACAGAAATTTCAAATGATAAATCAACAACTAGTGCGGTTTGAACTGAAATATAATCATTAATCATTCTATAATTAGAAAGATAATTGGCAACATTTGTTTTCAAAGTATTTGAAACTGTTGATGTTAATTTACCTGTAGTATCATAAGAAAGTAATTGTATATTAACTTTGTTATCATTTTCAGTTATTGCTACTTTAGCGGGTGCTCCAAATTGTGATGGCATTGTTCTAATCAATGATTCATAATCTTTAACTGTCACCGCTCTTTTTTGTGATGCGAAGTTATAACCAACATAATTTCTTGCCTCATCAATTGTTGGTAGATTAGCACCACCAATTGCGGCAACAGGATTATTACATCTAAGTGAATTTACAACAGCATTATTAATATTATCTGATGGACCATTTACAAAGAATGAGACTTGACCAACCTGATTAATTACATTCACACCTAAATTAGTTCCCAAACCACCACCAACTCTATATTGTATAAAGATTGTCGTGTTTGGTTTCAATGCATTACCCAACGAAATATTATTAGAATATAATTGGATATTCAAAGGTACCCCTAATGTTGTAAATTGGTCTAAAGCATCTTGAGCAGTATTAGTACCACCTCCAAATGTCATCTTATAATATCCTTCAGGTGTATATTCAGTAATAAATCTATTTGGCGCATCTACATACCTACCAACTTTAATACCGGGTTGGTCACTTGGTTTAGTTGGGTCTTCAACGAAAACTTTATCCTCTGCTAAAGCATCAACTTCAAACCATCTATTATTTAGTGTGACAAATTCTTGTGGTGAAGGTGTATTTGCATAATTAGTACCGTCTTTTTGGATTACACTAGTAACACCCAACACATTTCTTTCAGGTAAGAATAACTCATAAAATGGTTTTACATCCGATGGTGTAATAACTTTTTTGAACACTTTAGTAATTCCATTAACAACAATCTCTCTTTTAGTTATTGTATAATTAATTAGATTACCACCTGAATCAAAATTTGGTATTTTCAATCTATTAGGATATCCTTGGCTATTATATGGTGATGCAAAATTTACGTCATCACCAACTTCAAAGACTTGTCCAGCACCATTTACCTGACTACCTCTTCTCAAAACACCCAAATATCTTTCGTCTTCCTTATCACCATTAGCTGGAACTGTTATTGAAAAATCAACTAATGAAACTGAAGGTCTTTGTCCTGGTAGTTTTAATCCATAAGTTCTAGCTATATTATAGATTGAACCTCTTTGTTGTGCATATTGAAGAACAGTTTCTTGTATACTTCTATCTATATGATAATGTAAATTATCAGCAACCGCAGCGTTTAGGTCCAAGAATACCGAAAAGACCGATGCGTCATTAAAATTATCAATCAATTCAGGATAATAAGTTCTAACGTAATTTTGTAATTCCGTTCTTATTCCTTGGAAGTCTCTTGTAGTGTATGATATGCTCTTATTAGCCATTTACTTTAAATAGTTGTCTTTATAAAACTAATACAACAAAGTCACTTGTTGCAAAAGTATTGTTAGTGTTTTGATAATCAATTCTTATTTTTGCCGTATATTCAGGTACACCAGGACCTGGTACTAAAAAAGTGTTTGAGTTTGCCGTGTCACCAGCATTCAAATCATTATCGTCGGCAGTTGTAATTGTAATATTAGTTAATTTTAAGTTTGGCATGTATTGATTTACTGATTCTCTGATTTCAGCCTCAATTGAACTAAAAGTGGGTCCATCTAACGGTTCAAATAAATATTCATATAATCTAGTACCAAAGTCCGGCAAATAATATCTAGAACCTTTTCTTGTCAATAATAAATGAATTAAATCAGTTCTAATTTCAGCATCCGCAGTTTCTGTTATTTCAACATAAGTACCTTTGTTTGGTAATGCGAAAGGAAATTGAATACCATATGATTTACCGTTTGCCATATCACCATAAATATACTCAGCTTATTTTTATAAGAAATAAAAAAGAGGACCGAAGTCCTCTTTTGTTTTATTTTCATTATAATAATTATTACCCTTCACAAGCAACACACTGTAAGTCATTCAAGTTTAACTTTTTTCTAGCAAAAGCTTGAGCTGAATTCATTGAGTGTTGATAGTATAGAGTTTTTACACCTAATTGCCAAGCTTCTATTAGAAGTTTGTTTACATCCTTAGTTGGCATATCAGGAGAAACCATCAAGTTCAAAGATTGTGATTGGTCAATGTAATCTTGACGTACAGCCGCTTGATTGATAATTGATGATTGATTTATCTCCGCAAATGTTCTAAATACTTCTTTCTGTTCATCAGTCAAGAAATCTAAATGTTGTACTGAACCGTCATGTTTCTTAATACTATCCCAAGTTGTTTTAGTATCTTTTTTCAACTCAATCAATAAATCTTTTAAAACTGGATTTTTAATTGTTACTTTCAACTTTGCAACATCTTTTACATAACAATTAGACCATATTGGTTCAATAGATTGTGAAACTTGACCTAAAATAAAAGCTGAAGATGTTGTCGGTGCGATTGCATTCAAAGTAACATTTCTTCTTCCATAACCAACTAAACACTCTGGTTCACCAAAAACTTTAGCTAAATCTTCAGATGCTTTATATGACTTATCCTTGATGAGTTTGAATACCTCCACATTTAATTTTGCAGTTTCTCTACAGTCAAATGGAAGACCTTTTGATTGTAACAATGAATGCCAACCTAAAACACCTAAACCTAAAGCTCGTTGTCTTTTAGCGAAATTATAGGATTTTTCCAAATAGAAAAATGCTCGTTGTCCTTCAATGGTTCCATTATGTCTCAAAGAATCAATTTTATCAATAAATTCAGTTACAACTGCATCCAAGAAATAAACCATGGTTTCAACCGCATCAGTATCTTTCCATTCTTCATAATGAAGTAAGTTCATTGAAGAAAGTACACATACAAATGATTCTTCTTCTGAATTATGTAAAGCAATCTCTGAACAAAGATTTGAATTATAAATCTTCATGTCTTTATCTCTATAAACCTCAGGTGATTTATTATTCATAGTATCGGTAAACATAATGTAGGGATATCCAATCTCACCTCGTCTTTGAATTACTTTCGCCCAAATCGCTCTTTTTTGTTTATCACCTGCAACCATATCATTCATAAACTCATCGGTAACTGTAACAGCATGAGTAAGGTCTTGAATAGGGAATCCTTCTGTTCCAATTTCTAAGAACTCCATGATATCAGGGTGTTCTACAGGTAAATAAGGTGAGAATCTGCCTCTACGGGTTGAACCTTGAGATATATTATCAACAACACTTTGAAATAGATTCATAAAGTGAACCGCACCAGGTGCGTGTCCATTGTCGGTAATCTCAGCACCTCTATGTCTGATGTTACCAAAGTAACCTGAGGTACCACCACCCATTTTACTCATTTCACCAACCTCTGCCTGTGTATACAATATAGATTCAATATTGTCTCCAACGTTGGAACCAAAACAACTTACGGGTAATCCTCGTTTTTTACCAAAATTAGCCCAAACTGGTGATGATAATGAATACCAACCTTTACCCATGTAATCCATAAACTTTTCTGAAAATCCATTAATACCTAATAATTTTTCAGCATGGTCTGAAATTACTTTAATTCTCTCTAATGGTTCTTCTCCTTCACTCAAATATCCGCGACGAAGAAATGTAATCGATTCATCATTAATCCAATCGAATGGTTTTCTATTATTCATATATTAAAAATTTTTATAAATTAAAACAAATCATTTAATGTAATTGATTTTGACTTTTTACTGTAATTGATACTTCTTTTATTGAAGAAATCTGTGTGTTTTGTAGTTAATATCTCATCATCAAACCATTCTGTTGTTTCCAACAAACTTTCATTAATTACAAAAATATTATCAATACCAATTGAATTCAAAGATACATTAAAACGATGTTTAATAAATTCTAAAGTTTGTTCTTTTGTCAAAAAATCTAAATCTCCTTTTTCAAAAATCCAATCAATAATTTCAGATTCTGCCTCATAAGCTTCCATAGTAGCATCAATTAAATCATCTACTAATTGGTCTGTCCACCAAGTAGGATTTTCTCTCTTAATCAAATTAACCAATTCAAATCCAAATTCTGCGTGAATATTTTCTTCTTTAGATGTTGCTTCAACAGCATTACTTGTACCTTTTAAAACATTTTTGTGTTTATTAAATGACATAATGACTAAGAATTGTGAAAATAATGAAACGTTTTCAACAAACATTGAGAACAATACAACAGACTCAAAATAATCTTTATTTTCTACAGACTTTGAACTAGAAATTGATTTTTCCAAATATTTGATTCTTTTTCTAATCGCAGGTACTTCCAATAAATTTTCAAATTCTTTATTCAAACCTAATAATTGAAGTAGGTGTGAGTAAGCATCTGCGTGTCTAACTTCTGATTCCGCGAATGTTGCTCCAACATTCCCAATCTCAGGCTTTGGTAATCTTTTATAAATGTCACCCCAAAAGGTTTTAACCGCAATTTCAATTTGTGAAATTGCTAACATCGCTCTTTGTACAGCACTTTTTTCTTTATCACTCAAATGAACTTTAAAGTCTTGAATGTCTGAAGTAAAATTAAATTCAGTATGTACCCAATATGAATGTCTAATAGCATCAACATATTCATTTAGATTTGGATATTCATATGGTTTTAAATTAACTCTTTTTGTGAAGATATTTGGTTGGTGTTTTGAACGATATATAATGTATTCTTTCGCAACATCATTCAATCCATTGTCCATTAATTTATTTTCAACCATATCATGTACCTCATCTACATGAGGCACTCTATCTTTATTATTTCTAAAAATACTTTTTTTAGTAATTCTTGCAATTTTTTCCGCCATTTCGACATCAACTTTATCAATGCTTTCCATCGCTTTTAAAACTGCGTTCTTAATTTTATCTGATTCAAATAAAACCTTCTCACCACTTCTTTTTATTACATGACGTGGTTCATTTTCTAGTATACTACTGATTAAATTATCCATATTATTTTATATTATTTAATTACTTTTTTGAGATTCTCTCTCTTTTCTTTTAGCTAATAACTCCTTAACTCGGTCTCTTTTTCTTTCTTCTTGTTGTTCTTCAAATCCTAAGAATGTTACTGAACTTTCAGTATCTATCTCTAATAATTCATTATCAAACTTACAGTTTTCAAAAACAACACCATCTTTTCCAATACGAGATTTTGTTATTGCAATTGTTGCTAATTTCATTTCTTTTTGTTGTAATGTTTTTGCAACCGATATAATTACGTGACCAACTTGTGCTTTCTTAATTGAACCTCCCATTTGGTCTGTTGTAACAACCTCAGATGATATTGATGAACGATTACCTTGAGTTGCTGTCCATCCAACCAAATTCATTTCGTGACACATCGCTTCAAATGCTCTCATAACTGAACCTTCACTTTTCCATTCGTCACCAAGATTACTTTCAGGGACAACACAATCAATATAATCCAACAAAACCATATCAATTTTTGTTCCTTCAGAAATCATTTTTCTAATTTGATTTTTAATTTGACTCATAGTCATTGTATCTGAAGGTAATTTTTTCAATATCAATTTATTTGGCATTGTATTTCTAATTTCATCAACCTTAATCATAACTTCGTCCTTAAAATTTGATAACTCATCAGGAGCAATATTAGTCCAAAGTGTGAAATGTTTACGTTGTACAATTTTTGGATTGTCTTCAAAGAAAATTTGCAAAACATTATAACCCGTATTGAAAGCGTGATTACAAATCTTAGTTAAAATTGTAGTTTTACCAACCCCTGTTGGAGCCAATATAACACCAATCTCACCTTTTGCTAATCCACCCTTTAGTAAGTTATCAATACCTGGTATACCCATTGGTATCGGATGTCTGAAATCATCATTAAGAACATCATCTAAATTAGAAAATACATCACTAAGACCTGTATCTCTTTGTCCTACTTGTAATGCACCTCTTACTAACTCTTCCGCCTTATCGTAACTTTCAAAATCACCGTTATCAATAATCTTTTGTACTTTATTCATTACCTTTTGAAGTTCTTGTTGTTTACAAAACTTTAAAGATTTTTCTTGTACAAAAGCATTACCTTCAAATGGTGCTTCTTTGATTTCAGTTACCGTATCCAAGACAATTTTGCTTAACATGTCTTGAGCCAATTCGGCTTTGATTAACTGTTCAAGTGTATCAAAATTTGGAGTATGGTTATACTTTTTATAGTACTCTCTTACCATATTAACAATAAGACGGAAGTACTTACTTTCAAAATAATTTGGTTCTAATACTTCAATGATTGAGTTAGCAAATTCGTTATCGGTAATAAGTGAGTTTAGTAATTGTAGTTGAAATTTTTGTCCTAGATAATCGAAATTTTTATTCATGTTGCTAACCTTAATTTTAATAGTGTTTTGATAAATATTACTTACTTAACTGGTAGTTCAAATAAGTTGTATTAAATTTTTTGCCTGAAAAAATGTCAGTCAAATCACGAAGTATACTTTTTACTTGCGGACGAATATCCAGAGTGTATCTTATTTTAGGTGGGTACAATTTGGCGTCAAAAATTCTATGACAAATTGTCTCATCACCAATCTTAATATACAGATTAAAACTTTCAGGTCCATCAGTATTTGAGGTTTCTAAAATATTTGGGTCATCAAAAATTTCATCCTGATTCTCTAACATATAGATAACAGTTTTCATCTCTAATGCATGTTCCAATGTCGTACATAATCCTTTTACATAATCATACAACTCCATAGAAGCACGAGCCACAGGATTGTATCCTTTTACATTGTAAAATCGTTGTACAACAATATTCTCATTCAATGTGATGAGAAACTCCATTTTTGTTACATCTAATTCTTTCATAGTTTAATTATTTGATTTTTTGTATTTTCTTTTTTCTTTTCTTGTTAGTTTCATAAAGGGTCTAATGAAGTTTACAAACGCTTCATCGTTTTTTGGAAGGTATTTCATAAAACCATCTTTTGTCATCATACGAATTAGGTTTTTATATCCCCTACCTTCAGGGTCTAATGTTTCTTGGTAATAAAGTTCAACAATTTCTTTTCCTTCTTCTGTTATTAAAGGGTTCTTCAAATCTACGATTTTTTTGTTAATACTGAAAAATTCTTCTCCAAAAATACCACTTTTTGTTTTACCTGATAATAAATTTTTGAGTACAACATTTTCTCTATCTTCTTTTAATAAAATTTCTGCCTTGGTTAAAATATCCTCAACAGATGTTGGTTTGTCAAGAATCTCAGGAAAAAACTTAACTAATGTTTTTTCACCCAAATAATAAATTCCTGACACATTGTCTGATTTATCACCAGTCAATACTTTCAAAGTGAATACGTTATATAAAGGAAATTCATATTCAGATATTTTTACTTTATCACCTTTTTTGTACCAAATCTTAGATATTGGGGAATATATTGATGTTGTATCGTCAACCAATTGGATGTAGTCTTTATCTGATGAAAATATTGTTTTATTTTCATCGACAGCAATTTTACAATAATATGAAATACCATCATCTGACTCACAATCATTAATCATAACTTGACGAACAAAACATTCCTCAAGATATTCTTTAACTCTATTTTTTTGAACAAGGTATGATTCGAACTTATGTTCGTTCATTTCCTGTCTTCTATTTAGTTTGTAGTCAGGGTATATCTTACGTCTAGTGATTGAATTGTTTTCTCCATCCCAGAAAACGATGACTTTGTCGTAGTTGTTGTCATCCACTTGTTTTCTAATGGTGTTGATAAAGTGGTACACTCCTCCAATATGATTTCCTTCAACGAATAATTCTTTGACTCCATGGAATCCGATTTTAAATAAATTATCTCCATCAACTAATAAAGTTTTCACAATATTTTATTTATTGTTCAGATTCTTCTTCTTTCAAAGAAAATTCTCCGTCAGTACCAATAATTTCTTTCCAATATTCAGCATAATCTTTCTTATACTGTTCAATGGACTTTTTCTCCTCAGTCGCTTCTTTACCAGCTAAAAATCCATGTGGGGTTACAATAATTCTTCCGTCTTCATAACCAAGTCCATTTATGTGATTTTTTAGAACAGACACTTTTGTTCTAATAGCAAATTTTACAGTTCTTTTGTCTTTAGTTGCTGTAATTTTATTTGTACCAGCACCTTTTTGATTACCAAACAAAAACACTAAAGATGAATTCAACCAAATTGCTTCACCACCTTTAGCTTTAATTTTAGGTTGTCCAAATGGATTATCAGGTAATTCAACCCATGGTTGATTAACAATTACAAGTGTATTCTCATATTTAGAATCTGACTTACGAGACCCTGAAATGCGTTGGTTGATACCCATACCTATTTTATCCGCTAAAACCGCTGCATTGTGTTGTTTACCACCTTTACCTTCATATGTCATCTTACATGGCACTGAACCAACTGAATCCCAAAGAAATAATAAATCATATTCTAATTCACCTTTTTCTTGTGCATCTAAAAGTTGATTTATATAATCAGTAATTTGTTCAATATAACTGAAGTTATTATTGAAGATGAAAAATCCGTCCCAATCCATCTCACCTGTTTCGGTATCAACAACCTCTTCACACTCAAAACCCATCAACTTCGCATGTTCAAATGACCATTTTTGTTCTGTAATAATGAACACCGGTAAAATACCTTGTTTTTGTGCAGACACCGCAGCCTTTACTAACGCAGTTGTTTTCCCTGTGTCTGAGTGACCAAGAAACATATTTAAATGCCCAATTGCTGGACCAGGTAAACCAACAGCGTCTAAGAAATCTTGACCTAAGTCAAAATAACGTTGTGGTTTGTATTTTGCTGAAGTCGAAAACTTCTTCTTCAGTGAGCTAAAATCATTTTTTTTGATTGCCATATATTATTGAATAATAAAAGATGGTGCAGACATTGCCTGCACCATCAGATTAGTTTTTTTAGAATGGAAGGTCTTCGTCCGCATCCATATTAGCCTGTGGGTCTGTATAGTTACTAGAACTATTTGAACCACCCATAGTCATTGTCTCACTCATATCATCACCATAGATGTATTTTCCTTGGTCAGAATCCCAACGAGGTACTTCACCACGAGCAATTGCTTCAAGATATTCTACAGGTTTTTTAGAATAAACATCTTCCCAAGTCAATTCGTCTTCCAACCACGTTTTCATTGTGTCTGCATTCTCATGAAGAACACAAGGGTCATCATACATAATTGTTGATACATTGGTATACGCTTTACCAGCACCTGTTTTAGACTTAGTCAATTCAATGATAAGGTCTCGACCTTTTTGTGAATCGGTAATATCACCTTTTTGTCTCCAAATAGGAATAATCTTATCAAGGATACCTTCATTTTTATAATTGTGTTTAAATCTCCAAAATTTCACACCCTCGTCTTCAGCATCACGGTCAACAACTTTTACAATGTAAAATTTACGTGACTTATATTGTTTAGCCAACTCTTTATCGGATTCTTTACCCGTAGACATAAGTTCTTCATAAACCTCATTCAAAGGTGAACGTTCATTGTCATTTTTTCCTGGGTCATAAAATTTTTGCCATTTACCACCAACTTGGATTTCGTGGTACCAAACTTCAACAAATGGACTTGAACCATCTGGTGTTGGTAGGATACGTACTCTACGTTGTCCTGATGATTGATTGTCTCCAAGAATACAAGCGAAGTACTTCTTCATTCTCTCTTCTTGGGACATCTTGCTGTTACTGTTTCCGCCCGCGGATTTTGATTTTTCATACTGTGCCAAAACGGCGTCTAATGTGTTACTCATGTTTTTTTGTTTTACTTGTTTAGTTCAAAATTAGTTATTGTTTTTTTCTTTGTCAAATGACGTTATAAAAAAAAAGGTTGGTGTTTCCACCAACCCATAGTATAATCAAAATAACATAAAAATCAATATCTGAATTCATTCTCCTCATCAGAAGAACTATCAAATGTTTTTCTAATTTCGTCAGGATTTACATCCTCCACTTCATCAGAAGTTAGGACATATTCATTCTTTCCTGTCTTTTCCATTTCATCTTTTTTGTCAACAAAAAAGTCTGTAAGTTTTTGATTAAATGGACCACTATCTAAACTTCTTAACTCTAATTTTTCTTCAGGAGTTTTAGGTCTCATCTTCTCAATTTTCATTTCTAATGAATTTAATTGTTGTACTAAACTATCCATTTCACCTAATTTTTGTTCTAAATTAGATAGTTGACCAAACAATTGCTCAAAATATTGGTCTTGTTTTGATGCAATATCTTTTTGAGATGTTACTAATTCAGTAACATCAACTTCGTCTGATTCACCAGTTTCGGGTTCTTCAACATTACCTTCGTCACCAATTTTTTCAACATCAGGGTCTGATTCAATATCAATTGGTTCAGCATTAGTTGGTGGTATTGGAGAAACTTCAGTAGGTGGTGTTTCTTCATCAGAAGTAGGTTCAACTCCAGGAGGAGCGGGAACGTCTTGTTCTGCTATATACTTATTGATACGTTTGTATCTATTAATTTCATCTAATATTTTCTTTTCAACGCTCATTGGATTATCCGTTTAATAATTGTTTAACTCCTTGCGGCGTTTCTACTTGGACTCTTTTGTGTGTTTGCATTGTGTTGTCAACTCTCTCGATTAGACCGTCTTTCATTCTAACAACATAACAATCACCTGTATCTAAATCACACACCTGTTTGGTACCGTCGCCCATGTCTTTTTCACTAGTTCTGGTTTTTTTACCAAGGTAACTATCTAAAATCATATTTATGTCCATAACATTCTTTTTATGATAAATATCAAAGTTTAAAGAAAATATCGAATCTTTGATATTTTTGTGTTCTACTAGTATCAAGAGAACCATCTGAATTTATTGGTTGGAATGCCATTTCAAATTGGAATAGGTATTGTCCCCTAAATTCTGATGGTGGTAAGTCATCCACATCCTCACCTAATACATCAGCAATAACTAAATCATACAAGACATCAATTTCAACTATAGATTGTTTATCACTACTAATATAATTTGACCTATTTAGTACAAAAGGTGAACAATCACCACCACCTAATTCTACAACATTTGGGTCATCAGGAATTGTTTTATAACCATAATTGAAAATAAATATATCCCATAAACCAACATTTGGTTTTAGTTGTACACTAAAAGATTCTGTACCATAAGGATTATTATTACTAATATATGGTATCTCACTCTTAGTAATTGTAGCTAATTCTTCAAATACGCTTGAACTTGTGTTTGTAGTTGTATTAGTTGTTGGGTCTTGTGTTCCTGATAATTCATTTACTAAATCATTGGCTTTTCCAAACTTAGTAACAATTTCAGGTCTTGTTGTCTTAACTTGAGTGACTTGTTCATCACTCAATGAGTTATCTCTTGGCCAATATTTTATATAAACGTCAGATTCACTATCAACTGTTGGTACTCCAACCGCATTTGTTGTCATATTCAACACCCTATCTTTTAATCTTATCATTGCAAAATAGATATTATCCTCTAAAAATTCAAAACTAGCCATTGGTTTAATGTTACCGCTTTGGAACGTCGCACAGAAATATTCTTCGGTGAAATAATTTGATAAATTACCACCCCAAAGTTTTTCTAAATTAATATTTGCAATGTTATAGTTCTTTGAATTGAATGCTGATGAATCACCATTTTCAATAAACAATGTTCCAAATACCAAATAAGTAAGAGTTGTTTTTTGTATTTCAGTAAGATTATTGAATGCCTCATTATCAAGTGATGATACTATAATATCGTACACCTCTTGATATGTGTGTGTTCTTTGAGTAACGGTTGCTTCCAAGAAAGTTTCATATTCAACATTAAGTTTCTCATTACACGTATTTGGTGGTGATGTTTGAGAATTATTTTGTGGTTGTGACGCTTCTTGTGTTTTATTAATATCATTTGATTGCTGTTCTCTACTTTGAACTTGTTGTCCTCGTTTTTGATTAATCTCACCAACAATCTTTGTAAGTAAATTCTGATTTAGTTGTTGTATGTAATTATCAATGGTTGATAATGCAATGACAGGTTGTCTCATACCTGTAAATGTTGTTTCAAATTGTCCGGGACTTACTATGTGTTCAACATCCATAATCATATATGCACCATTGAACATTGGTACGTGTCTTAGGTTGTAATACATCGTAGGTTGAATCATTGCGTTACCCAAACATTGAACTGTAGACTGATAACTTCTTGTCTTATAAATTGAATATAAACTCACGTTTTGTGTGTTTGTATTTTTACCATTTGCTTGGGAAATCATATTATCCAACGCTTGTAAAGATTCAGCCGTTGCTTTACCAGGTTCTTGTGAAACGGTAAACCCGTGGAATACATTTTGGTTTCTAATACCAACATCCACATTAAATCCAACAACCCTATTAGATAATGCCCAATCCGTTTTATTTGTTTGGTCTTCTAATAGTGGATTGTCTGATGCTCTTCTCAAATCAAAACCGTCATTTCTAAATCTAAAATCTGAATTTTCGTTCATATCCAAAATTTCAGATGGTCTATCAACATAGAAACAAACTAATTTTGAGGTGGTTGCTCTTGTATCCACATTTAGATACGTTCCCCACATTTTATTTGCAAAATCTAAACTACCCTCAATTTTAGGTGTTACGTTTTGACTAACGTTCTGTACGTTATAAAAATTTATATACGCTGGCATTGGCATTACAACAAAGTGATTCTTTGTTAGAATACCTGTAATGTAATCTTGTACTGTACCGTCAACATTTAGAGAATTAAAGTAATTCTTTAAATCGTAGATGTCAGCAATGACAGTGTCTCCAATATTTCTACTTGCTCTATCCAAGAAGAGAATATCTTCAAATAATGTTTTGTTTGAGTAATCATAACCCGCAATCCATTTATCGTTTATAGCTTTAAACTGTTCATATAACTCACTGTGTAATTGTGTACCTGTTACTATACTTGGATTATTTCTAACGGGTTGAGCATCTACCAAAGGTAAGTTTTTTCTGACTTTCACAAACATCGAGTTGAATGAATTTGATTGGAAATCAGCCTGTGTTGTTCTTAGATTATCAATAAGAGTTGTAAATCCAGCGGCATTCAAATCGTTATCCAAATATTTCTGAGTGGCATACATTTTTATCAATGGTGCTGTTTGTATAACATTACTTTCAGTAAACGCAATATTATTATCTATGAAGAAATCGGTAATAAATGAAGCCGAATCTTCGGCAATTGCGGTTGTTGGGTAGGCAATTCCTTCTATATTACTAAACCCAACATATAAATCTAAAGCATTCCAAGCAGGTGTATTTAGTGCTCTTGATTGAGCGACAGTTACACCATCGCCCGGTAATGTACCAGGAACATAAGGTGAGAATGATATTTTATCAACAGGTGGTTGGCTTGAAAATGAATTGAATAATCTTCTATTGAATTGTGATGGATTACCTAATTTCAATACCACATCATATTCCATGAAGTTACTCAACGTATTTGTAATGTTAGCAAATTGTTTTTGTGTAAGTTCATTTACCAAATCACTAAAATCATTTGACCCAACATTCTGAACCAATAGAATACTTCTAATCAATAATTGGAAATTTTTATATTGTCTATTTTGGTCACCTTGGTCTACATTGAATACCCCAATTCTTGTACTTCCATTTGTTGTAGATAATGAATAAACTGGTTTTGAGAAATTCAAAAATTCTTGTTCCATCAAATCTAACACACCTCTTTCAAAAACCCCAAATACATCTTCAATGGACTTATATGGTGATACTGTCTCATAACCATCAATTGCAAATGCGTGTTGTACAGTTTCAATTATGTCTTGGGTAAGTACCTTCATGTACTCATTATACTGCGGTTTTGTAACCTTATCAGTTTCGTAATAACCATAAGTTGGTGCTCCCCAAAATGTTCTTACAGTTCCATCATAAATGTTTGTATTACCTGAAACCTCCAAAATCATATCCCCATTTGCAAAACATTCGGACTGAATTTGTGTTACGTCATCCCCTATTGAAGGAATACCACCCATTGAGGGTAATATGAAATATTCGTTGTTTGTTCTTCTTCTTTTTACAAAAGTACTCCATGGAGAAACAGAAACAGTTCTATTTGTATCATTAGTATCTTCACCAAATATATTTTGATTCAGAACGTTACCAACATACAACTCACCTCTGTCAATAGCACTTTGTATGTCTTCACTTGTATATGTTGCAAAAAGATTATATCCATTTAGGAAGACATAATAATCATTCATAAGTCTAGGATAAAAACCAACGTTTGTGGTGGTTTCAGTTGTACCTAAAGAATCAACTGTTGTATCAGCAAGTACTATTGAATATGTTTCCCCATTGGTTACAATCTCATATCTTTTCTTTATATCATTAGTAATAGGGTCATAGTTATTCAAATAACTTTGTCCACTCCAAACCGTATCTAAAATGTCAGTACCAGTGTTTATATATGTCTTATAACGGTGCCAAATACTACCATATTTTAGAATCCATGCATAAGGTAACTTATGAATTGCGCCATATTTTCTAAATGAAGCAAATATATAATTTAGGTCGTTGTAACTTTTAGTATCCTCATCACTTGTTTTATATCTTTCCGATACTGTTGCCAATGGCAAACTATTCAATAACAAATAAGCCCCTTGTATAAATGGATATTCCTGACCGTTCAACCAATCATACGTACCCTGTTGGATGGCATTTGTAAAGTATGGGGTATTCATTATAGACGCTGTCTGTGTCGCGGTTGTGTTTCCATCATAGTCATAATAATTCAACGAACCTTCAGTTATAAAACAAGAATAAGGTGACCTAGTATCGTAGAATTCAGTAAAGTCATCAATTTGTGGATATACAGGGTCGTTGAATCCGAATGAAGTTACAGGTCTGTTACTTTGTAAATTAGTATTAGTTGTAAAATTGGCTATGAGTTTTTTATCTTCATTGAAATAAATTGACCTTGATGTATTATATACATTTTCAACGGAACCACTCTGTAGTCCATCTTGTAAATTTTCTTGTGTCCAACTATTGATAACAAATGGGTATGTGTCAGTAACGTCAACTGAATCAGATTTAGTTGATGCTATGTATGAAATTAATTTATCTAACTCTTTAGAATTATTATTTACTTGAGCAACTCCTGATTTTGCATACTCCCCATCAAAAAGTTCATATGTGTTTTCAGTTATTGCTTGGATGTAACCTGTAACATAATAATCTCTAATAAACTGTTGAATGGCAACACCCTTACCTTCATTTGAGATTGTAGATAAGTAGTTTACGTAGTTTGCTGAATTAAAATCATATTGTTTTAACTTGTTTATTAGATAAGGGTTTGACTCACCTAAACTTGTTACAATATTATCCGCTTCTAAAGTTGCCATTACATCATAAATCTCACTTGTCTGAGCGGTTTCTCTAGATAGTCTAGTATAGTGTGACAACATATAAAATCTCTCCCAAATCTCAAAGAAATATTTTATTTCTTCCTTATTCAAATAAGGGGCGTTTGTTTGTGGGAATTCTAAAGCGTTTACCGTAATTCTTCTCACAGTATTTACCTCATCATCAATTGCCGTTGATTCTTGTCTTTGTAAAGTTTCGGCAGAACCACGCATAAATTCTTCAACAAACGCAACTTCAGGCCATGCTTTAGTATTATACGATTGGGTTAGGTCTCTGTATGCCGGGTCTCCAATATATTTCAATTGGAATCTTTCAGCATTACCTTCAGAAACTTCAACAAAAAACTGAGGCCATGGATAAACTTCTGAATCTTCATTCCTATCTTGGTTTGATGCTGAAGTTCTTTGTGCTTTTATAACATTTTGTCTTACAGGACTATTTCTACTTTCATAAGCGTCTCTATGAACATCACTCATCAATCTTATGAAACCTTCGGTGTTCGCCATGATAACTGCAATAAAGTTTCTAATTGAAGGTTTAAACCCTATACCCGAACTTTTACTCTCAACTAATTTAGATAACTTTAATGCTAAAGATTGTTCTATATCTGTTTTTTTAGAGTTAGCTAATTTTATCATTTGATTTATTTGAGATAAAAATGTACCGTCAGCACCCTCAAATACAAAAAAGATATTATACGAATTTATATTACCGCTAGCATCTGTTTCTAATATTTGGTCAAAATATCCTTCTTGAACTAATTGTGTTCTAAATGTTTCTATTTGAAGAGCGGTTCCAGCGCTACCAAAATATTCAATATATGTTTTTTCCCAATCAACATTAGCTGCTTCAGCATTTACAATAAAATCAGGAAAATCAATTGAGTTTTGTATTGGTGATGTTCCTTTGTCACCAAAAGTCAAATTTTCTTTTAATAGTCTATTAGAATTAACAATAATAGCTTTTAATTCAGATATCGCTTTTTCTCTTGATGTACTGTCTTCTCTAAATTGTTTTTTTAATCTATAAACTCTTTGATTATTTTTCGATAAAACTAAAAATGAAGAAGTGTCAATGTATTTATCAAACCATGATTCTTGTGGTGTTGAATAAACATCTTTTGCGTAATTTTCAACATCAATAAGATAACTTTGAGCATCTGTTAGTGGACCTAAATCTGCTTGTTCCATAGAATTTGAAATTAATAATTCAAATCTATCCATTCTCTTAATAAGTTGACTTAGAGTCAACTCAGGAAAATCAGCCGGTAATAACCCTTTGCTTTTATATTCACTATAAACTTCGTGTATTTTCTGATAACCACCTTCACTTATGACATTTCTAACAGCGCCACTAGTGTTACCAACACTATTTTGTGCCGAGCCCTCACCTTGTGTGGGAGTACTTGGTGAAATTTTATATGTTGTTGCATACATGTGTGGTGCCGCCAACAAATAACCCAATTTTATTTCATTTAGTATGTTATATTTAAAACCTCTAAATACTAAAGTTATCATGTAGTTACCACTTTGAGTATTGAATCGGGCATTGAAGGTTTCTAACGCTAATTGATACCTAACAGCTTGTCCATAATATCCTTTGATTGTCAAGTAAAACTGTGGATATGGTAAATTAAAAAATACGGCATAAGGTGATTGTTCTCCTTTTTCAAATAAAGCCCTACCTTGTATGTCTTCAAGTTCCATCGTAACTGTTGGAATGAAACTCATACCTGTTTTTATCCTAATACTTGTAATACCAAGTAACCCTGTATCAATATTATTATTTTTATCAACTAACTCATTAATATAATAATAATCATTATTTGAATTTTGAATTATTCGTTCTTTTCTTTGGTTTATAGCCTCACCTGACACTGAGTTTTTACCAGTAATTTCGTCAGTGTATTCATTAGTAAGGAAATTTGGACCATTTGGGTTTTTTACACCAGGTCTTAGAAAATTTATTTCAGCTATTGAAATATTTCTGACAACATCTTCAGGTGAACCTCCTACTGCCAATCTTGTTCTTGGGATTTGTTGTGCCTCTAAATTAGCATACATTACCAAATTTTCATGGTCTACTAATCTTTCCGCAACATTACTATTATCATCAATAGTTTTATTTGGGTCAACTAATATTATGTTTTGATAATCTAATTCACATAATATGTTACCCGAGTTGTCTGGCGATTGTTGGAAGATATCATTGGCCATAATATAAAGCTTGGTTGTCTAAAGCAGCTTTATAGTCTTGTAATGAAGCTACTAGTGGAAATGGAACTGTTACAATAGCACCATCATTTATGAAGTTTTCTAAACCACCATATTTTGGATTAGCCAACATAATTAACCATCCGAAGTAAGGACTTCCATAAAACTCTTGTGAAATTTTATCCAATCTTGATTTACCAACTTTATAAATAAAAAATTGGTCGGTAGGTTTGGATGGTAGATTGATATACGGAACTACTTTGTATTCACCGTTTATCAAACTATATTGGTACCTATTGAAATATTGTCTTGCCATTAGTTAAGTTGTACTTTACCCATCCACGTTGTTTTAGACTTATTAGTATTTTTTGTACTATACAAATCCAAAAACAACTGTTTTTCTTCAGTTGTTCCGACTGGTTTTGTTGAAAAGTCAAAAACTCTTTCTTTATCCCTAGTATAAGGCGTGAAACTACCAAAGTAAGTAGTATTGTTAGTTGGGTTTGCTTTGAAAGCCTCTAACCAACTGATAAATAGTGTTTGTTCATTTTTACAAACATTATAAAAATCATCATCAAAATAATTTGAAAAATAATTTGATATTGAGAAGTCTTTAGACAAGTCTTGTGAATCAATTACATCTTGTGTTATAATCGCGTTAGTAAATTGTTCTCTTTTTATATTATCTAATAATATATGAGCCAATATTTGATATGCTCTATTCTCAACATCTGTATTTAAATAAGACCCTAATGGACTAAATGTACAAGTTGTTGTATTATAATTTCCTGACAACAATTTTTCAGAAATACTTTGACCATTAATTGTTGTCGTAAAATCACTACCAATTAGTTCATAGAAATTATGTAGATAGTCACCTATTGTTGCAAAGTCATTCTTTAATTCTTCCTTTGTGTCAGTAACACCTGATGATGCAGCACTTACTTGAGAAGTACCTGATATGTGATACACAATAACTTCTTTCTTTTGTTTTATAAACCCATCAATATAATCACTATCATCATTTGTAACAACAGACACCTTATTTATTGTTTTTATTAAATCCATCTCAGCATCTACCAATTCTTGTGTTATTGTATATAAATCATTTGAGAAAGTTCCTTTTAGTCCGTTTAGATAATCAATCATATTCTTTTTAACTTTTCTCTTAGTTTTTGCCGTTATATTTTCATCTAACATAGCACTAAAGAATATCCAATTATCATTATTAATATCATCAATTAATAAATTTATTAATTCATCCGTGTTATCTTGTAATTTAACTGGTTTACCAAATAGATTCACCGTAGTAGATGTGACAGGTATTGAACCTTCAATAAATTGTCTTTCTTTTGTATACAATTGTACAACACCTAAATTGTGTTGTTCACCAATTTCCTTAATCTTATTATAAACAGTATTGAAATAATTCTGTGATTGGTCAATCAAATCATTCATTATATCTTTATACTGAATTTGTCCTACAGTTGTTCCTGATGTGGAAGTGGTTGATATAACTTTACCTATAGTGTTTCCACCATCATTTTCAATTTGACTGTTTACCTGATTGGCAGTATTTGTTGTAACAACAGGTTTTTGGTCAATAAATTTCTGTAAAAATTCTTGGTCATACAATTTAGATGGGTCTGTCTTTTCAGCTCTGTCATCGTAGACTTCAGTATTTGCATAGTAGTTAAAACTCAATGCGTTCTGTAATGTATCAACAGGTCCTTTTAACCCTTCACCACCAATAAAATTAAATGATAAACTAATATTAGCAATCATTGGTTGTACACCAATACCTTCAGGGTTTGTATCCAACGTGAACGGGTCATAACCTATTTGTAGGTTGGTTGGGATAATCTTAGTGTGGAAAAAGTCACCAAATCTTAATACCAAAACTGGTGGTGCACCAAATGATGTATTTACAGCATTGTCATATTTGAATTCGGTAGTACCATTAGCATTCACCTGAACTGTTGGTATTGTGTCACCAGGTCTTAGACATTGTTGTAAGAATGTAAGTCTAGCATTCAATCCTTCAGGTGTCATAGAGTGGAACGCTGGTGAAAAATATTTTAATTTATCTTTCAAAGAATCATAAACCATTGGGTTATCACCTTGAATAACTTGGAAATAATCACATTCACTTAACATTTTTCTTGTCAAGAAAGTTGTTATATTATCCCTATATTTTTTAATAACAATATCTGGGTCTTGTTTTGGCGGTGTTATAACAGGTGGTACTATAACAGGTGGTGTTCCTGGCGGTGGTGGTATAATATCAATATTTCCCGGTGTTGGTGGTGTAACAACAGGTGGGATACCTTCAACAGTAATTCTTTTGAATGTTGCTCTTCTACAAGCCATTGCGTTCACTGAATATGTTGAATCAGGAAAATTTAAATCAGTAGTACAATTTATAGCACCAGAACTTTCACCATTTAATCTTTTAGGGTAAACTGTTGTTTCTTCGCCTGAAGCAGCAACATTGTTTAAAATTAATCTTTGTGGTGAGGCATTTATAAATTGACCAAAACTAATTTGTCCATCATCAGAAGATAATGTAACATTTGATATGTAATTCACTACTGAAGAAAATCTTCTTTTTGATAATGAAACATTATATTCTTTAGTGTTTGGAGCTGAAGCCGAAGAAATAATATCTACAGTAACAACAGCGTTAGGGTTTTCACTTAATATTTGATATAACCTTCTAAGAAAATTTTCAATTTGAGTGTTATTTTCCTCAATTACTTTAAAAAATTCTGAAACAGGTTCTTTTTGACTTTGTTGTGCCGTTTGATAATATACACCTTGTTTTGTTGGTGAGATGTAAGTATCCATTACATCCCTCCAATTTATTGTTGTAGTTGTTGATGATGTTTCTTGTGGACCAGGTACGTCATTATCAAAATAAAAAGTATAGTCAACAAACTCCTCAAATGGTTGTTGTTCTTCAGTACTACCTTCTAATGGTGGTTGAATTTCTACGGTGTTATTACCCCCATCGGTACCAGCAACTTCAAAACCTAAATCAATATTACCAGGAATTATTGCACCATTTATAACATCAAAATCTTCATCAGGTAACGGATATGGTTTATTTATAATTTCTTGTATTTGGAAAATCTCATCAGGACATATATTACCATAAATTTTTACAAGTTCATATATATCATATTTTTTACACCCGGCAAAGAATGAGTCAACAATGTTATCTACTTTTTCTCTGTTATTTTCATTCGCCAATACCTTTTGAACAATAGTATTTAAGATTGACGGGTGGTCAACAATAACTTTCCAAGATAATGTACCCGTTCTTGATGTATTTTTATAGGTATATACAGGTTCTGGACGACCTAAGAAGTCTGTGGTATTCCAGTTAGCACTAGATGATTCACTAACCTTAATATCGTATGGTGGAAACCACATTATTCTACCACCGTTTGGTCCTCTTTCACAGAATGGTAAATCAATATACCTAAAACCAGGTCTATTACCTGTTCTCCAAGCTAAATTCTCAATTGAGAACATATACTTTTTCACTCTTGAGTTGGCTGTATCACAGTTATTTAATGGGAAATTTTCAATACTATCACCGCCTTTTTCAGGTGCAATATTTAAGTTATATGTTTTATCTAAAATTGAGTATGTAAATCTTCTATTTTCGGTTGTAATACCTTCAGTCTTTACTAAATCATTATATTGTAGATATGGTGTATCTTTTGTCCAAACACGACAATATTCAATACCAACTTCAGTACCATTTTGATTTTCATATCTCAAAACTCGTGAACCTTTAGTCATTTCTTTGTAACCGTCGTTGAATACTTTTGATACTTGGTCAATTGCATTTCCGACATGTCTAAGTCTTTTAGCCCCGTTTGGTTGTGAATTTACTAATCTTTGAGTGTCGTCAAGGATTGAACCTCTTGTAAAATCATATTGTGTAGACTCAGTAGCACCCCAAGCCAATGTAGGAAAGTCAGGGTCATCACTTCCAATACCACCACCAGGTGTTGCGTGTTTACCAGCATTTGGTGTGTATTTTGGTGATACCCACGTAAATCCACCGGCGATACCACCACCATCACCATATGAAACACCGTTCAGACCAAACTTAAGGTCTTTGTCTTCCCCTTCATAAAGTTTACCTAATTGAGAACCATAAACACTGGTTTCAATTTCTCTTCCAAATTCATCGATAGGTAAGTCACCTGATGGGTTTGAAGCACGAGCAGGGTCATTTGTTGGGCTTCCAACATAAAACTCACCATTTTTTTCATTTACACCTTGATTACCTAAAACAGTTTGAACCAAACTACCAACAGCTGTTTTTGAATATGGTGGTTTAAATTTGTTGTAATCTAAGTTATTGAATAAAACAGATTTTTGTCCTTGTCCCGTATTATTTAGGAATCTTTGTGAAGAATTTATATCCGTGACAGGTCTAAGGAATGCATTTAAAAATCCTTGTCCTATTGGAACGCCGGCTGCACCCGCCAATTGACTTGTTTGTCCTGGTACTCTTAGATATGCATTTGCATCAAAATAATCACCAGGAATAGGACTAACAGGTATATATGTACCTGTAAGTCTTGCACCAAAATTTACAGCAGCATTTATTGGTCCTGATGGTACTGTAATACTATAATTTGGTTCAATAAGGGGTACAGTACCCTTAATAATGTTTATAACATTTATTGGGTCATTTAGGTTTAAGAAATTGGCTCTTTTGATTGTAAGTTGTTCAACTTCTCTACCAATTCTTTCTTCAAACTCTTTTCTAAGAGTTTCCGCACCTAAACGAGCAATATATGAATCTTGACTGAGTCTACCATTATCACCATTAGGGTCAGGATTTATAAGGATAGAATATGGTGAATACGTTGAAGGTACAAAATTATCAGGGTATGGGGCATTTACCTGTGGTAATATAATAATTGGTAAATCCTGATAAAAATAAAATAAATCAGGTTGAAATCTGTTTTTACTTATCCATATTGGTGCAGTTTGAACACCTTCTTGTAATCTTTCAGCATCGGATAAATCATATTCACCTTCATTTGAAGGTCTTGGTAATAAATTATTATAATTTATATTCTTATTATAACCACCTTGTGGACCATATTGGTTAAGGGGATATGCCAAATCCGCAAATGGGTCATCCGCAATTAGAGTATCATCAGAGTCTATAACAGGTAAATCTCTTGGTATAAAATCTTGGAATAGTCTGATAGATGGGCGTAATGTGTAGGGTCTCAGATTTCGAGAAATCATTGAGTTCCTAAACGCGGCGGTATCTGGTATGGTTAAATAACTCGGCATTTATGATAAATAGTTTTCACCGAATTTTTTAAGGATTTAAGTTATTTCTTGTTGCATTTTCTCTAGTAAATCTCTCCATTTGTTCATAAATGGCAGCCATTACCGTAGGATTATTGATAAGATTACCATTATTATCACTAATTTTTATTTCAATTTCATATCTGTTTACATTTGAGACAGCTCCTTGGTTACCTAAATTTGGGTTATTATATGCCTCATTAATTGCATTTAAATTTGCGTTCTTAACTATTTCGGTTGCTGAATCAATAGCTTTTACTAAAACTGTTGTTAAGTCAGTATCACCACTGGCTAATCTTTCTAATTCATCATTAGTTTTATTTCTAATACCACCTTGAGTAATTCTTCTACCATCAGAGTCAATCGCTTCAACGCCAGTAAAACTTGTAATACCGCCTCTTGCAGCATAACCAGCGGCACCTCTAGTACCTTCGGTTACTTGAGTTAGTTTATCTGCAGTAGTTATTGGTCCAACTAACGCATTTCTAACCGCAGCAATATCACTAGCAATACTTCTATCAAAATCTAATTGTGCTCGAGCAATTTCTTCAACAGTTTTTGGTTGACTCTCTTGGAATTTTCTTGTTTTCTCTAACTCATCTTGGGTTACTTGAGAGGCTAACTTAGTTGCACTTACAATATCACCACTTGACTCATCTTTATATTGTATTTTTACTTCGTATTGACCTTTTTCATTTAGATAGGCCATATTAGCAATAAATTTCTTATCATCCTCAGAAGAAAAATCTCTTGGGAATCTAATCTCTTTCATTCTTCTATCTAAATCCGCAGCATTTATTGCCATTTTTGAGAAGTCCGCTGCACTCATTCCCGCAGCTTCAGCTAATTCTCTCATTCTTCTTTGAGAACCAGGGTTGATTGTGATTTTACCTGTTTTTTCATCAACCATTGTCAATGATTTAGCAACATCAACAAGTGAATCTTGTAGTTTTCCTGGGTCATTGATTGATGCATCCATCAATGCAAATGGGTCAACTAACGCACCTGCCGTAACACCTAACCTTTGCATTGCGGCTGAAAACTCAATAGCACCTTCAGGGTTCATAACTTTTTCCGCTAAATTAAATGCTGTTGACATGTCAATACGAAGCATTGAGGCTTGTGATGCCATCTTTGTCAATCCTTGGACACCTCCTTGGAAATTATATAAATTAACTTTTTCCGTGTTATTCAACACGTCTTTCATTACTTCACTAGCATTTAGACCTACTGAACGAATATAACTCATTGAGTCTTCTATTTCGTCAGTAATAATTCCCAACCCAATACCAATATCTTGGAATTTTCCTACATCGAACGCATATCCTGCTTCACCTAAAGCTGTTTGTGCAGCATATAAATCAGTTAAAATTTGTTTGTTACCAAGTAATTGTCTGTTTGTAGATTCAGCAATACCTTCAATAACATCATTAAGGTCATTAAAACTACCTCCTAACCTATTAATTTCAGGAATAGTATCACCAATAAGTTGTTTTATTGAACTTATACCGTCCCTGCCAACACCAAAGGTTTTTACAACATTGGATGCGGATTTATCAATTTCATCAAAACTAGTTAATATAGCGTCGAGGAGATTTTTTGAATCTCCTAATTCGTTTTTTAAATCGTCCATGAACGCCATATCAATAAATACTATTTCTTATGTTTTTCTTGTTGTTCATCTACATACTTGTTTAAGATGAACTTACGCCAAAACACTGGCATAATCATAAAATCAGAATATGATACGTTAAAAATTTTTGATAAATAATAGAATTCTTCAGTTTGAATTCTTATGTAATCAGATGAAAGGGCGAAAAAATGTGACCCCAAATGTAATGTTAACCATTACACTTTCTCCTGACGGGGCCATAACTGCTTTTCGTAAATCTAATCTAGGTTCATTGTCATCCAAAAAGTTTCTAATAAATTTAGAATCCATAATTGGCATCTGTTCAATAAACTTTGAAATATCTTCTTTACTATCTGTATTATTGATTGATATAATCATTTTTTGGAGTCTCCATTGAGTCTCTGGTGGAATCATACCTTTTGGATATTCGTCCACATTTTTTTGAAGTTCCATTAACTCACCATAAGTTAATGGTCGTAATTTACAACTAACTCCTGATTTTGGTAAAGTGACAGTATATGTCCCATCAGGGTCAGGTAACCTACCTTTTTTAATATCCAATTCTTCTAAACTAATTTTAGTTTCAAATCGTTTGTTTGTTTGTGGGTCTGTTACTATAATGGTATAATCACCACCAAATGATGTGTTTCTTAAAAATATCAATATAGCCTCAACATCACTCTCCATCAACTCTTCAGGACGAATGTCTGTTTCATACAATTTATTTCTAATAAGATTATAAATTACTTTTTGAGCATCATCTCTCAAACCAGCAATAATAATATTTTCATCCGATGCTGTAAGGTATCCAACCTTAACAGATTTCTTTTTATTTTTGTAAAAAACACCTCCACTAGGTAATGGTACCACATCGTGTGGGAGGGTAAAATTCATTTGACCGTATTCTTTTCCGTCTGACATAATATTAAAAACAAAACCACAGGTTTATTCCTGTGGTTAAGTATATAGTTATTATAAAATTTATCAATACTATTTTAGTAAACAAGAATACAACGGTCCATACGTAAACTTGTATTGATGGTAGCCAACCCATCTTGACCGTAATTCAATGCGTTGAAGTTTGTGTTTGTTAGGAACGTACCTTCCAAAATCCACTTTTCAACAACAACACCTGTTGGGTCCAACATTTCTAAGAAAACATCTTTTTTGTAACCCGCAGCATAACCCATACGACCTGTGACTGATTCTGCATGTAAACGAACCCATTCCATAAGTGCCTGTGCTGCTGATGGACCAATCGGGTCTCTAAATACAACAGGAATCTCATCCCAATTGAATCGTCCTGCTACGTATGTTGACGTATTCAAGAATGGAATTTCAACAGAATTAATTTTTATACTTGGTCTTGCTGTAGATTCAACAAACCACTCGTTAATACCCAATGTAGAAGGGAATCTCAATATGAATCGGTTCACTCTCTTTGGCTCGTAAGGAACCGGCATTTTCATTAATAAATCAGCCATTTTTTTGTTTTCTTATTTTTTGTTGTTTATGTATCTATAAATATAGTCTATGAAAGTTTTTCTCTTGACTTTATTTTTTAGTTTTATTATTCATTTAGCAACCAGTTCCAGTTCTTACTAGTTCTAGTTTATACTAGTTCTTAATTATTCTTTTCTTTTAACTCCTCCAGCTGTAGAATAAATATTAACTAAGCTATTTGGCTTATCAAAATTCTTCTTCATAACTTCCACATTCTTTGGGTCGTCATCAGAAAAACCTATCGTTGGGGTAAATTTGAACCCTAAATCAGAAACAAGGTTATAAGTTTTTTCTAATAACCCTGCCATTCCTCTGACATATTTTTCAAAATCTTTCATTGCTTCCACCTTTAATTCCTCAGGATTTGCCTCAGCACCTGTCCCAAAAGAAACGGGGTGGTATTTGTTTAGAGACAAATAAGTTTCAATCATTTCTTCATCACCCATATTATCTTCACCCACAAAATCTCTGTATTTTCTAAGATTCTTAACTAATTGTTTTTTATCAATCCCTCCGTATCCTGAATCAATATATTTTTTAACTGCCTTTCTTAAGGTAAAAGGATTATGTCCTCTTGCGGTAATAATTGCAAATATCGAACCATTATTTATTGCTTCTTTGAAATCCTCCCAAGCTGGTCCTAACTTTGCTGAATTTATATCCTTTAGAAATTGAGAATCACCGTCTGTTCTAAAATTTCTAAAAGGGTCTTCAGCATAACCTGTAATTTCCTGTCCTTTATAATCAAAAGGTTCTTTTCCAATTACACCTCTATATTCTGCAAAATCTTCTGTTGACATACCAATTTCGTCACCATCAGAATTTTGTAACATAATTTCAGTTGGCATATGAACTACATTATCGTCCCAATCAAACGCGTAGTACTTCATATCAGGCAAACCAGTGTCCGAAAAACCCTCGGACACTGGTATTATATTTTTCATTTGTTTTTCCATTTATTAGATGTTTTCAAACGAAGCTCCCGCAGGAGTAATCAAGAATTCAATATCAATAAATTCAAGAGCTTTAGTTGGTTTCAAATAGATTTTACCTGTTAATGTATTTCTATCTAAATCTGCTGGGTCTGAAGAAACCGTTACTCTAAAGTCATATATACCTCTATCTCTTCTAATTGAATCTAAGATTGGGTTTACAGAATCTAAGAACTGTTGTCTAACAATCTCATCGTTTTGTTCGAACAACAATCTAACAGCGACTGCTGAAATTAACTTTCTTGTTTGTAACAACAATCTTCTAACGTTCAATCTATCAAGAGCACTTTCTCTAACTTGAAGAGTTTTGTTACCCCAAATTACAGTACCAACATCAGAGAATGTTGCGATTGGGTTAATTCTTCCTTCATAAAGAACATCTCTGTCTTCTTGAGTAAGTTTCTTTCTAGCTTTGACTGAATTTACCAAACCTCTTGTGTAACCCGCGGTTGCGAACCATGGGAATGATACATTATCTGTAAGAGCTAAGTTTCTACAAACTTCACCTGTTGCTGGTAAGTAGATTTGAGTATTATTTACTGTATCTCTAACCAAAATCCAAGGATAGTAAGTTGCAGTATAGTTAGAATCAATACCTGAATCTGTCAAAGTATCTACCGCTTCTTGTGGGTAGATAAAATCAGTTGGGTTACTTACAGGTGCGTACATATCAGTATCTGGTGTTGTACAAATGTAAACTGAGTCCGCTCTTTCATTCTCAATCATATCGATTGCCGAATCAATAAGATTAGAGTTATTTACGTAATCAATACTTGATGTTGCAAATACATTTATATTTGTACTTTCAGGGTTATTGAATGATTGTATACCCAACAAGTATGCGTAGTAGTCGGTGTTTGCATAATCCTGAGTATTATTACCAACAGTAATTCTCTTGAATGTACCCGAACCAGTTGCACTTGGGTATCTTGGGTCGGTACTACAAGCACCTTTCAAGTAACCTGAACCACCTAATACAAATCTATCTTGGTTAGTTCTATTTTCTCTGTATATATCCCATCCATCAAAACCACCATACATAAGAACTGTGAACTTTCTTGAGTAAGTGTAATAATATGAGTTAGTTTGAGACTGTGGGTTATTTTGGAATGATGAGTCACCAACAAAGAATGCTGTCTCACCACTTGTTGTGTAAGCGTTTGCAATTGTAACTGCAGTAGCACCTGAGTCCATGTGGAAACCTTTGGTCAATACATTCCATGGTGTACTTTCAGTTGCAGTACAAATATCTGATGGTAATTGTTGACCTTTATATTGTAAGAAATCACTATCATATCCAACTTGTGTTGAAAATCCTAAGAACACTCTTCTCTTATTATCACCAGCACTTGTTGTAGTATTAGCGTTTCCTAATGTATCACCAAATGGTGGGTCATAAATTGTTTCACCAGGATAATCATATTTTGTTTTATAAACAGGGAATGGTGATGGGTTAGCAGTAGAAGAATACATTCTAGTTACATAACCTTCAAATCCACATGGAAGTGCATCCGCAGGTGCATCATCGCTTATTTCTAACATAATAAATCTTGAATTCAAAGAGTATTCACCATCTGAAGTACCAATTTTTACACCAATATAACTGTTAGTAGTTGGGTCCATAGTACAATTAGTGAATTTCTCAAGAACAACAGGATTTGAATCATTGTCAAAATAATCTCTAACAACAACATCAAACGTCAAATTATTGAAATCCATATTCATAATAGAAACTTTGACTTCAGTATTTGCAGCATTACCATCTGATATTGAGATAAATTTGAAAAGTCTATAAACTCTGTTACCTCTTAATTCTGAAACCATAAAAGGTGTTTCAGGTGTTTGATATTGTTGTAAATACCAACCAATTGTATTAGAACCACCTGTTCTTGCACTTGTCAATGCAATCAAGTCACTACTAATACCTTTAATATAACCCATTCTATAAGCATAATTGAATAAGTTGTAATATTGTTCTTCAATGAACAATGGTACTTCATTTCTTGGTTTATCAAAATTACTTCTAGCAAACACCTTAGTAAGGTAATTAGTATCAGATAATGTCAATGATGTATCAAATCTAAATGATGTACCATCTGAAGTAACACCTGACACTTGGAATGTATCGTATGGATTTGTTGTAACACCAGAATATTGACCAGTGGTAACTAATTGCACATCACTAAGACCTGTTACTGTATATACAGGTCCTGTGTCATTTGAATATGTTGCAATACCTCTTGAACGAAGTGTTGCAATTACCATATTATTGTATTGTGTAAATGCTTCTCCTGAATATGTGTAAACAGAACCTGATACTGTACCTGAGTATGAACCACTACCTAAGTCAACTAAATCGCTAACAGCACTATAGAATGAAAAACCTGAGTAATCATTATTTGAGTAGTTATTAAATTGTGAGTAATACCATGGGTCGTTAGTACCATCAGTAAGGTCCGTTGCGTCATATGAAACAGATGGTACGTCATATACGTTAGTTGCCGCGGTATATGTGGTGTTTTGATGTTCTGTATATGCAGTTGTTGCTACAGAACCAAAATAATATATTGAAGTTGCACTTGTTGTTGTGCTATTCAATATTGTATATAATTGAGTTGTCAATTGTTCATCAATTGAACTTTCACCTCCTGAGTATGTTTGGTATGTATTATTGAGGATACTATTAATCTCAGCTGGAAGAGTTTCTAAGAATTCAATTGAAGATGTGGATGCACTTGTTCCTGAGAAAGTGAATGTGAAGTCAGTACCGCCACTTGTGGTAAGTCCAACAGTTGTCTTATCAACATTCGCTTTTGTCATGATAGACCAAGATGGTCCCGCATCATAACCCGATAATCCTAAAATTCTTGTTACAAACAATTGGTTAGATTGTTGTAAATAAGATTTGGCTATATATGCCGCCTCATATTTTGGTATTTGAGTATTAACAAATTTATCAGGTACCGTCCCACCAAAATATGTTTGGAATTCATCATAATTAGTTATGAATATTGGTTCGAACGCTGGACCTTTTTGAGTTTCACCCACAAGACCTAAAGTAGTAACACCTACACTTTGTGCTACAAAACTCAAGTCGGTTTCCGATGTATATACACCGGGAGATACAAATACTTTGTTTGCTGTTGCCATTCTATTTTTTTTTCTAAAAGAAATTTATTTTTATACATAAATATTATTCAGAAACGGAAAAAACTTTACTTCTTGATATCTATTTATAAATTGGCAGACTTAATTCTGCCTTTTTTCTACCTATGGCTGGTGATACTAAAATCAAGAATTTAAAGATTTCCGTAGAAGCACACAACGCTTTAAAAAAATACTGTGAGAAAAGAGGTATAAAAATGTATAAGTTTTTGGAAAACTTAATTTTTGAAAAGTGTAAAGAAAGTAAGGATTTATACGGTGAAAATTAGAGTAACTTAGCTTGTAATTTCAAAGAAGACTCTAAACTCGCATCATCTTTTGTAATATTAATAACTAATACATCACCTGAAGTTAGTTGTATCAATTCCAAATCAGTTCCATAATAATCCCCATTTATATAGATGTCATAACTACTAACGTTATTTGAAGACACATAAGTAAGGTCCGCGGTAAAATAATAATTTTGTGTAAATGATGTTGTACCAACCGCATATGGTATATCAATTTCAAACTCATCAGGGTTAGGTGGGAATTTTGTTTTACCACCTCTTTTTAGTTCCGTATCCATCTCCATAACAGTCAACACTCTTGAGATTGCAGGTGAAACTTCAAACTCTTCTTCATCAATTAAAAATCCCATCATTGTGAAGTTATAACTTTGGATATAAAATTTTCTTTTATCAATATCCATTACAGATTCATCTGAAATATTATCCATAATAATTGGAACATAATGACCTTTGATGAAAGTATATGCCTGACGAGATGAAAATTTTTGTAAAACAGTTTTATTAAATGAGTTTAATTCTCTCATTCTATTGCAAATAATTTTCACTGAAAAAGTTATATCAACAGGTACAGGTTGTGGTATTTTATAAATGTCCATACCATTTCTTTGTCCGTCCCATGTTGGTACACTGGCATAATAAAATTGTTTTCTATTTGGTATTGTGTATTGAAGTGATGGAATACTTCCGTATTTTACTTCGGGTTGTCTTACCACTGTTATAAATGGGGGACTGACATTATTATCCAAATCTTGGAAGTTCCAAGTTTGTGTAAACTGAGACCAGTTTTGTGTTGTTATAATAATATCAACAACAGGAACGTTTTTACCACTAGCAGAAATTTGTAATTCATCTTTTACAAAATCTAACATACCCCTATCTAAATCGGCATGTAAAACAGATTTAGGAAGATACGTACCATCATTCCTAATATAATCCAATAATTCCTCTCTTCTTTCAGAAAGAATTTTCTTCGGTTGAAGTGGGAGATGTTTTTTTATTTTTTTAGGAAATCCCATTATATACCTCTAAATTCATTGTAACTTACAGGAGTACATACATACGTCTTGTAAAAAGATTTATAACCACCATAAGAATGTTTCAAATCTGAAGTAATCTTTCCATCATTTACTACAGAATAATATCTTACTTTGGTTTCGGTTTCATAGTAGGCAACATAGTCACCAAGGTCTATATCAATACCTAAAGTATCTAATTCTTTGTTATATACACTAAAAGTCATATTACCAGGTTCAGTTTGAACAATTCTTGTACTACCCATATAAGCATTAGTGGGCTCAACAATTTTCACATAAGCTTTGAACTCAATTGGTGGTAAAAATTGGATTTCATCAACGCCAACTTCCCCATAAACATCATCATTTTTGGTTCTGAGTTTATCTACCTTATATAGAACCAAAGTGAAGTTCATATCTCCACCTAACCATTCTTGACCCATATCAATGTCTAAGTCAAAATCCTCTTGTCCAAAGAATTTACCAATTCGGGTAATAGGTACCTTTTTTTCCATATATTGATAAATACCTTGATTCTTATTATATTTGTACTAAAAGAATTGTTTGGAACAACAGAACACTGATATTAATCTACCTTTAGAGGTCAAAGCACTTCGTATGTTAGAAACTTACGAGGGGGCTAACAATTATTTATTGGGTCTTAAACTCAAACAACAAAACAATAAAAAATTCTATCCAACCCGAGCACAGGCTGAATACATTATTAGTTATCATAATACAACACCAAAAATTGCTAGAAAATGGATTACATTAGATTCATATTTTGCATATAAATTAGCTAATGATAGATTGATGCCAATTATTCCTGAAACTGTTTGGGTTGAAAAACTTTTGGTTGAAAGAGATAAGTCTTATCATATTTGGGGTAAATTTTTTAGTGGTGATACATTGACCGATTTTTGGTTACCAAAAGCTTCAATGATAAAAGACAATAAGGTGGAACTTATTGATATTGATTATGAAAAATATTCTCATAGACCACCATTATCCCACCAAAAAGAAGCAATTGAAAAATTATATCAAAATAAAAAATTCATATTAGCGGATGATATGGGTTTAGGTAAGACCACATCAACAGTTATTGCCGCATTAGAGACAGGTGCTAAAAAAATTCTAATTATATGTCCGGCATCTTTGAAGATTAACTGGGAAAGAGAAATTCAAAATTATACCGACAGAAGTACTTTTATTTGCGAGGGGAAATTATATTCAACCGAACACGATTTTGTAATAATGAATTATGATATTGTGAAAAATTTCCATGACTCAAAAAAGAAATCAGAATCATTAATAAAAAAAACAAATTTTGATTTGATTATTGTTGATGAGGCTCACTATATTCAAAACAAACAAGCACAGAGGACTAAACTAATAAACGACATTGTTGAATCTATTGATAGGGTTTGGTTATTATCAGGAACACCCATGACATCTCGACCTATAAATTATTACAATTTATTGAATATTGTCGACTCACCTGTAGCCCAAAATTGGATGGCGTATGTGAAAAGATATTGTAATGGTTACCAATTCAAAGTGGGTCCAAGAAAAATTTGGAATGTAAATGGTGCTTCTAATTTGGAAGAACTCCATGAAAGAACCTCAACAACCCTTCTTCGTAGATTAAAAGAAGATGTCTTAGATTTACCAGATAAAATTATCACACCTGTTTATCTGAAATTAAAATCTAAAATGTATGAAAGTTTAATGGGAGAATACTTTGATTGGTATGATAAGAACCCCAATGAAAGTAATTCATTAACCATACAATTCTCAAAACTAACAAAAGTTAGACAGGTAATTGCCGAAGAAAAAATAGCAAACACTATAGAAATTGTTGAGAATATTTTAGAACAAGATAAAAAAGTAATTGTCTTTACTAACTTTACTGATACCCTAAGACGTATTGTTGAACACTTTGGTAAATCATCAGTTTATTTGGATGGTTCTTTATCCAAAGGTGCAAGACAAGAAGCTGTTGATAAATTCCAAAATGATGATAAAGTAAAAGTTTTTGTTGGTAACATAAAAGCGGCGGGTGTTGGTATTACCCTAACCGCCGCTGAAGCTGTTGTAATGAACGACTTATCATTTGTACCATCAGACCACTCACAAGCCGAAGATAGAGCATATAGATTTGGACAAAAAAATAATGTATTAGTATACTACCCAATCTTTGAAAACACAATCGAAGGTGTGGTTTATGATATTTTAAATAATAAAAAGAGAGTAATTGCCACCGTAATGGGTGACCATATGAACGAAGTAGATACTGTAGAAGAAATTCTAAATTCAATATATAAATTGAGATAATATTATACTTCGTGTTATTTATATGAATAAACACGAAATTGATGAAAAATCTAAAGAATAAAATTCATCTACTTGAGGAACAGATTGAAACTCAAGAAAAAGAAAAACAAAGAAAACTATTTTTAATGGAAATGAAAAAAATTGGTATTGAAAAATTACCGTATGCCTTCTCTGCTTTAAAGCAGTTTATTGACCCCGAAACAATGTCTTATCATTACAACAAACACTATAAAGGTTATGTTGATAAACTAAACGACGCATTACAAAAGAAAAAAGGTGGTGATGTTGAACTAGAAGAAATTATTAAGAATATAAGTAGATACGATAAATCAATAAGAAATAACGCGGGGGGTGCATTTAACCACGCATTGTTTTGGAAAATGTTATCACCACAAACTCAAAGAGCTAAAGGTAATGTAGTATCTCATATTGAAAAAGAATTTGGAAACTTTAATAATTTCAAGAAAAAATTTGAACAGATTGCCAAAGAAAGGTTTGGGTCTGGTTGGGTTTGGTTAGTAATCACTAAAAGAAATTCTTTAAAGATTATGTCGACACCTAATCAGGATAATCCTCTTATGAATGTAATTGAAAATGGTGGTTATCCATTATTAGGGTTAGATTTATGGGAACATGCATATTATCTCAAATACAGAAACAAAAGAGACATGTATATTAAAAACTTTTGGAAAGCCGTAAATTGGGATTTTGTGAATCAACTTTATGATTTGAGAAATAAAACTAAAAACGAACAACAAGAAAGATTACAAACGGTAATTACTGAGGGAAAATCTCAAAGATGTTCTAAAGAAGATACAAAAAAAATTAAGGAGTTATTCAATACTAATTTACAAGTAAAACGAATTTATCAGAATACAATTCAGAAAATATTAAAGGAAGTTTTTCCTGAACACTATTATGAAAGAAATCAATATGGTGAAGGACAACAATCCGGTATATATGATTTTGAAGGTGATGGTCGTTCCGTTATAAATAAGTTAAACACAAACTACACCTGTTTTTGTATTTACTCAACGACCTTAATATGGTTGCTGAAAAAATGAAAAAAAGAAAAATAAATTTTGACAATAAAACCCCTGAAGAACAGATTGAAGAGGCTAAAAGATTTGCAAACTCAGTTCGTTACTTTAAGAATAGAATATTTGATAGAAACTCAAGTACTTTTGAAAACATAATGGCAACTCTAATGCAAACACACAAAACAGGCGAAAAAACAGAAGAGATTGCAGCATCAATTATGAAGAAAAAATTTGGGTACAAAAATGTAAAAATTGTTGGTGAATTAGGTGGTGCTGTAGATATGTTTGAAGATACCGATGCCGTTATTAGTATTGACGGAAACGAATATACTGCACAGATTAAACCGTTTGGACAAATAATAGAAGATGATGATAAATTTATTATGGTAGATACTGGTCAAGTAAAACCAAATAAAACCGATTGGTTGGTATTTCAAAAGGGTAAACTTGTCTTTATTTTTGATAATAAACTTACCGATATTGTTGATGGTAAATTCACATTCCCATCCTCAGGTCTTCTATATACTATAGAATCCTAAATGAATTGATATTTATTTATAAAAGAGAATTATGGCAGGTATTCCAGAACCAGAAAGAGGTAAACTTTATGAGAAGGTAAGACACTTATTAGGTGCACCATTACGAAGTGTTGAAATTGAAGATGAAATGATGGATTCCTTATTGGAATTTTCAGTTCAAGATTATGCACAATACATTTTAGATTGGTTGATAGAATCTCAATGGACCTCTTTGTACGGTTTAAACATGGAAGTTAAATCTGTCGCTAACGCACTAATTACCAGAAGTTTAGATTGGGAAACTCAATATACTTATGCTTATTCTAAGATTGTTGGGTTACAAAACTCAGGTCCTTACGTACTCAAAAAAGACTATTTTCAATTGGTTCCTAACCAACAAATATATGAAATACCGGCAGGTAGAGAATTAAACGAATTATTGTGGTTTTCACCAACTGAATTAAATAGTTTTATGTTTGACCCATGGAATTTTGGGGGTTTGGGTGCCGGTGGATTAGGTGGACCTGGTGGTTTTGCACAATTGGGATATGGTGGTGGATATTTTATGACCCAAGCCTTTGATGTATTATTACGTTTACAAGAAATAAACATTCAAAGACGAATCATTGGTAATGACTTAACCTATAGGGTTACAGCATTACCTGATGGTAAAAAGGCAATTCACCTTATGAATACACCTGGTGGAAAATTTGATTTTGGTAATGCAGCATTAAACAACTATCAAGTGTGGTATTGGTATTATGATGTTGAAGGTCCTGATAGAGATGCTTGTTTGAAAGCAAACCCTGACATTATAAAGTTACCATCAGATATTCCATTAGAAGAACTTTCTTGGATTGACCTAAACACACCAGCAAAAACTTGGGTTCGTAGGTGGTTTGTTGCTTATGTAAAAGAGACTTTAGGAAGAGTAAGAGGTAAGTTTTCAGGTAATATCAAAACACCTGATTCTGAACTAACTATGGACTATACAAGTTTACTAACTGAAGGTAAAGATGAAAAAGCCAAGTTAGAAGAGGAATTGAAACAAAGATTAGAACGTCTTCGTCCAGAAAAACAAATGGAGAAAGAAGCATTAATTGCCGAGAACTTGAACAAGCAACTCAAGTACCGTGCATTCCCAAGACAAATATATGTAATATAATATGACTGTAGTCAAAAGTATTCCCTCAGAAAAACTTTATAGAGGAAGAATTATTAAGACATCAGAAATTGCTATGGTTTCAGACGACTTTTATGAAACCGCAGGTGAAGATGTTGTTGTTGTTAGAAATGTAAATTATTCAAAAATAAAATTGAATAGTACAAATACTGACCATGTTACAATAAAAGCACTCACCAAAGTCCTCATTGTACCTGATATTGGTCAGATAGATGAAGAATTTGATGAGATACTTATCGATAGAGGTGCCTGTGTTGAATTAAGATTCTGTACAGGATTGTGGTACATTATGTCATCAGATGGACTGAAGATGTCCTGAGTAGATGAATTTCTCCCACCCATCTTCAGCTTTCTCATACATATAATCAGGGTGTAATCCTCTTTTTTCCCAATAACGTAATTCAGGTTCTGAAACAGCTAAGACTTCATTCAAGTCATCTTGGTCACCAGGTTTCATAGGGTTTCCGTTAATTAGTTCACACTGTGAGGTAGTAAATAATCCACGTTTTTCAGGATTATCAACAATTAGTTCTTTTCTAACCTCTTCTTTGAACACAACCATAAGAGGTTCAATACGTTTGTTAAACGTAGATACCGCTCTTGGTACATTGTATTCACCTAACATCTCCGGGTTGTTTTCCAATTCTTCATTATCTAAACGATAACAATTGATTACAACATTATCACCTTTTTTCTGTACATCACCGTGTGACATTCTACTACCATTATTTACATAGAAAATAACATCACCCAAGTTTACATTGAGATTATCTTTTATTGCTAATTCCATATGTGCCATACGTGACATTAAGTTACCCGCTTTGGTTCGTTGCGTACATCTTTGAATGTAATCATCAATACTCAACTTAACCTTAGCTCTCTGAGCAATTTTCATCAAAGGAACTTGTTGTTGGTAAATTTTTGTTAGATATTCATAGTAGTACTCAACAAAATCTTTACCCTTACCTTCCAACAACATTTTTACTCCTTTATCCAAGAATTCTTCAATATATAGAGGTAGTTTTTTTGATTTGATTGTATTACCAACAAGTTTGATTTTTCCTCTGTCTGTAATAAGAGCATAATTCTTTCTTGCAATGTTTATACATGATGGCCAAACACCATCATTATCTAATGCCATTTCACCTCTCATGAAAATATCATTATATTCGGCAATATCTGCAGAGGCACCTGTATATTCACGACCTTCTTTTACTTTCCAGTTGAGTCCTCTACCAATGTACTTTCGTTCTTCAACATCATCAGGTGCTGAAAAGTTCACACCGTCAGTATCCATAACCAATGGTTGATATCCTCGGGACATGAAGAACTTAATCATTTGACGAAGATATTGTCGTCCTGTACAGGTAATCTGTTCTCCCATATACATGTCACCCCAATGATAAACCTGAGGTGCTGAAAGAGCACCAAACATCGAGTTGATGAAAATCTTAATCGGAAGTTGTTTACGGTCATAAGACTTAGACTTTTTAGGGTCTGATTCTGAAAGTTCTTCAGCCAATTGTTTGTACAAAATACGAGTATCACGGAAATACTTCAGTAATCCTTTCATTGCACCTGTTACGTCACATTTTGGGAATACATCATGAACAAGTTGTATAGATGGATACAGTGAACTAAAGTCAAGTTTCAACACATTAGTTGAGTAACCTACACGAATAAGTCGAGAAAGACCACCAACAAAGTCAGTCTTACTTTGTTTTTCCGGAATAGCCAAGTTGTACTTGTAAGACCAAGCCAACATAATCATCTTCCACAAAGTGGCAGTACCCATTGTACTTACTCTCTCATATGTAGTAGGAACTAATGATGCCAAAAGGAATGAACCCTGATTGAATTCTTCATCTACAAGTAGAGTTTCTTCCAAGTCATCATCAAGATACCTTTCAACTAACTCATCTCCTTTGACTTTTTTATATACATCAGGAAATCTTGTATCAAGATTGTTAAATTGGGGGTCGGATGCTTTTTTGTATTTACCATTGTTCACATTCAACCAAAAATCTTCCTTCTTGGAGTACATTGAACCAATGTCTTCGTGTGGAATATAGATACGGTCATCTGCTTCAATTTCAAGGTATTGAGTAATATATTTCAAACCAGCGGACTTAATTGAAGAGTTAATTGCTTGTGCTCTTCTTACCGCATGGAGAATGTCAACAATGTTATACCCCCAAATCTGAGTTTGTGTATAACGTTCAACTTCATTGGCCAACTTCAATAAGTTCTCAGATTGTGAGATAGTTCTTGCAGGATTAAGTGACTTACATATCTTTTTAATATCCAATCCAAGTGCCTTACATCTTTCAAAAATCCAGTACCAGTCGAAGTTGAATGAGTTATAACCACCAATAATACTTGGCTTTAATTCATCAATAGTTTCAAAAAATTTGATGAGACCTTCACGTTCTTGGTCTTCAGTAGAACATTCAAGTACTTTGTGAAACCCTTTATTTGTCTTCATTCCTATCATGAAAATACGACCATCTTTTGGTTCCAAAGAAGTCGTTTCCAAGTCAAAGGCAAAACGAGTTACATCGTTGTATTCTTCATAACCTTTGAAGAGTCGTTTTTCCTTTTGAATTAAGAATTGTTCTACAGGTGGTAATACTAATATTCGGTCTCTTGCTGATTCACCCCATGGGTCCAATCCACCATCCCTAAAGAATTGAATTAATGTTCTATACCCTTTCAGGGACTTTACCAAATACTTTAGACCTTTTTCCAATCTAGCGTCACCTTCAGTACGTTGTTTTTCAATAACAATACCGTATTTTGACATCGCAGCCTTTTGCTCGTGTTTTGAGTTCTTATAAAAGTTCAAACCATGCAAATCGCCAACCCAAGCAAATGGAACAAAATGGTCACGTTGTATAACCTTACCCTTACCCGGTATTTCTTTAATTTTATAAATTTCGTCTTTAATGTAATCGAATTCAATAGAAACAATGAATTCTTCAGGGTCATTACCCTCCAAAAAGGTTTTGATTTCTTCGTTACTTATCATAATAATTTGTTTTCGAGTGGTGTATTTGCTGCCGAACAAACGACATTTACCTTCCTCATTCAAAGATAAGTATAACTAATAAAACTTTCCAAATCAAATTAACAACAATATGTTGTTGAGATTACACTGTCAATTACGTTGATGTATAATTCTTCACGTAGTGGTACTATCAATCTACCTTCATCGTTTGTAATCATAAACTCACCTTTAAATCTACCAACTCTATTGGTATCCCTATCAGTGAATTTATAATAGATATAATATTCGGGTGATGCATTTGGTTCAAGAAAAACCTTTTCAACAATATATGCTGCTCTATTGGCAATTTTCGCAATTCCTGTTGTCTCATCAACCATCGAGAAAACAATTGTCGCGGTTTCCAACTCATCCATAAACGAATGATAATCAGCTCTACCGTCTTTTACGACTTGCATCAAAAGAATCGGAAGTGTTGCATTTTTCTTGATAAAAAATTCCATATCAATAAATACAACAAACTAGTTAACTTTCTTTCCTTAATTTTCTATCGTAAAATTCAAACCTGTCGTGCTCAGTTGGAGTTAATAATAATAGACCTGGATTTATATTACCTTTGATTGTTTCTTGGAAAATATGACTCATCCATGTTTGTTCATAAGGATATGACCAAGTCACATCTAAAAACATTTTTTTATTACCGTGACGAGCAACTACTTGAGGCCAATTACAGTAATATATCTCACCCGAGATATATGCTAAATTACCAAAACCACCAATCTTATTAAATTTTGTTTTTGGAGCATTCGGGTCTTGTCCTTGTATTGGTAAATTTGGTTTTTCAGGCCAATGATTTATTCTAAAATTTTGTGGTACATTATACCAAGCCCATTGAGTCTTATTATCACCGAAAAATTCACTAAAAGACAACTTTAGAAAATCAAAATTATTATCTTTTATGATTCTCAAAGACCTTTTATATAAACTATCGGCAAACCTAGGCATTCCATTTCTACATACATCATCAGGTCCTAAATAGAAAAACATATCATCTTCAAAGAAATAATAAAAATCGAATTCATTTTCTTCTGCGTGTTCAGCAATAAATTGTCTACCACCACAAATACCTAAATTATCTTTCTTAATATGTTCAAAACCGTATTCTTCGCATATCTCAAGGTATCTTTCCGTTGTTGATAAATCACTCGAATTATCTAATAAAAACTTTTTAGGTTTATCTATAAAATCTCTATCATAACCAATCATAGATTTTATTAAAGTTTCAAATTGATTAGGACTGTTGAATGTTATAACATACAACGCGGTATTATTCATATTTAAATCTTGATTTATCATTGGTATTGGAGACATTGATTTCTTCTCTAAAGTATTATTCTTTAAGTCTTCAAAAAACTTCCCAAATAACCCATTAGACTCGATTTCAAAAAAATCAAACATATCAGAGTGTTTATAACACATTATTGAAAATATGGACTCCTCGGTACCCATTAAGTTTTCAGATAAAGTGGACGATAATAAATTATAATAAATTCCATTAGCATCACTAATACTGTCTTTTGGACCTCCAAAAAAACCACCTCGAGCAACTCTATCGACTTTTTTACCGGCAATTCTACATATTTCATTAAACTTGAATCCATGAATCTCATTATTTGCTTCATATGGAAAACAAACAAATGAAAACTTATCAATGTATTTTGTAAGATTATCTAACGCTTTATCATGTGTAAAATAACCCTGATGAACAGTATTGGTAAGTCCAGCATCAATCCAAAACATAAATTCACTATTGAATGGGTCTAAAATTTTAGCATCATGTAATAAAAACATTTTTGACATTACAAGTGGATTATACATCTCTAATTTAGCTTGGGTAGAGTCTGATAACCACCCAGCTAAATTATACCAATCAGGATTTGTCCTTATTTCTTGTATTTTTTCGTAAAATTCATTCTTAAACCATTCTTGGTTTTTTGTGTAGAATACGGTATTTTCTTTTTTTCTAATAGACCAAACAAATTCCTCTAATTCAGGGTCACCAAAAATAATCATATTATTTTCGACCTCTAATAATTGAGAAAACTTATTTAGATAATGCTCAAAACTTCTGGACCATCCTTCTTGTAGATTATCTCTACCTATATTCCACAATCCAGTGACTAATGTTAGGTTACTCATTTAAATCCTCTAATATTTTACAGAAACTTTTATTTTTTTCAAAGTATTCAGGGTGTACGTCTTTAGGTGCCGATTCTGGATGCCACCATGTATCAAACTCCTGTGTTATAAACCATTCTTTATGATTTTGATACATGAGTGACATAATGTGTTCTTCATGATATAATCTACCTTCAAATGGTAAAACCTCAAAAAGGTAATCATCAAATTGGTTTACAACTTTCTCCCATAATTCCTTTTTACCACCAAACATTCCTCCAATTATATGAACCTCTTTTGAATAGTTTTTATAAAATTTTTCATTAACAGTTCCTGACCAATAATTTCTGGCATTTTCTTTGGCTAATAATAAAAATTTATCATCACAATAATTAATAACATTAGATAAAAATTTGTTATTGAATAAAGAACTTTCATAGAAGCACCTCATCATTGGTAATGATGTATTCAAATATTTATTTGGTATTAAACCAGTGTGTGATAATCCAGCGTCAATCCAAAAGTAATAATCATACAAACCATCTTCCTTTCTAAACCAATCAAATTTAGAATATTGTATTTCAACACACCTATCATCTCTTGTAACCGCGTTATAATCTTTTACAGAATGTATTAGTTCACTATATTTTGTAGTTCGTAAATCAAATATTTTTATTTGTAATTTATCAGGACTTATATTATTCTGAGTATAGAAAAAATCAATAAGTTCTTCAAATTCAGATTCTTGCGTATAACACAAAAAGTCGGCATTGGTCATTTTTAGTAAGGACAATAAACTCCATTTATAATGGTCACGTCTGTTAGGTCTACCACCTAAATCAGTACCGTACAAGTTATTGTATATACAAGTTATAAATTTTATTTTCATTCTCTAAGTTTTTCACAGTATCCAATGTCATACATATTAGTTGGTATCTTAGTTGGTACATATGCATTCCAATTATAAGATAATACGTAGTGATTTGAATCGAAAGTTTTATTAATATCTGAAAAATCAGGTCTTTGTGTTGTGAACAAATTAAATGGTGCAAAAGCAACACAATTTTTGTAAACTACTCTATCAAAATAATCATCAATAGCAACTTGTCTATGACTGTTATAATAATATTTGTCAGTATCCCAGTTAGCAATAATTTCTGCAGATTTTTTATTTAAAACAAACGCAGTTGTACCAAAAATACCTCTATGTTTATTTTCATCTTTTGGTGGTAAATTACATAAATCAACCAACATGTCATTATACATTTGCAATGGTCGGTGTAAAGATGGTCCTAAGTGAAAAAAATCCCAATCTACATTAGACAAAGCTTGTTCGATTTTAGGAATAAGTTCTTTAGTGTATGGCATAATAAATAAATCATCTTCCATTACTAAAATATAATCATCTTTAGATTCTAAAAAATCTTGTGCAATTTTTTGATGTGACAATCCACAACCAACATAAGAATTTGTATCAATAGCTGAAAATCTTTCAAAATCCCAACCTATATAATTCATTTCAGATTGAAATTTTTCCAATCTATCTTGTCGTCTATCTAAATTTAAAACAATTTTTTTTACATCATTAAACTTGAACATATCTTAAATCTTTTACATCATGATGTCCTCTTCTATGGACAAAAATAACCGCACCGATTTCATTTGCGGTATTTAGGTTTCTACTATAATCAGTCCAATATCCATAAATGTCAATATCATGTCTAGGACAATCGTATCTTGAAACTAATATTGATAGAACACTTTGGTCATGTCTGTGATTTTCTTCGTCCCCAACAGTACACCCTATTTTTCCATATTCAAAAGCATCTTCAATTAATTTTCTGTATCTACCATCTGATTTAAAACCAAATATACCTGAAGATAATTGTTTATCTAATAATTCACTTTCACTTGCATTCATAAGTTCGGAACATCTTTTATGTGTGTAGTTCTTATTAAGATGAACATCTGTAACACAAAAAATATGGTCACTATCTAATATATGAAAAATGTGTTCAATGTCCTTCAAACACATTACACCCGCATCTAACCAAAATACATTCCAAGCATAGGACATTGAGTCATACAAACAAAATAATTTGTCAAAGTGTTTTTTTGGGTCATTTATGTGAGGGTATTTATCCCTCATATCTTTTGGTATTTCTTTTATGAATACTTTTTCAAGAGACTGTAGTTTTGATATTTCACCGTCATTTAACCCTAAGTTATAAACAAAAATACCATCGATAAAATCGAAGGTATTTTTATGTATACTACTAATAAGTGTTAGGAGAGTGTCAAAGTAAGTACTATTCGCTCCGGTAACAACAATATTATTGTGGTAACGCATTATGTAAAAATGAAGTAATTTGTTGTTCAGGATGCATAAAAGTTTTTGCAACCTCAAAATTATGGTTTACCGAATCTATCAAAGAATTGTATTTTTCTTCAGTACATTCACTTAGAATTGTTTTTAGTTCTTCAATATTTTCAAAGAAAAATATTCCATCTCCTCGGAAATGATGTTTTACATTTCTTGTCCCATAATAAATTGGTATAGTACCACATAAAAAACAATCAATTAATTTTTCAGTAAAATAGTCATCTTCAATTGAATTTTCCATCACAATACTAAATCTGTAATCTGAAAGACCCTCAAATTTCCAATCTAACGGTTGTTGTGAACCAGTACCTAGTAAAGCAACCCCCAAATCTTTTACTTGTTCAGCAATCAGGTGTCTTAGTCTATGTCCAGCATTCCATTCTTTATTAGAATAAATCATACTTACATTTCTTGATTTTTGACGAACACCCATATCTCTTTCTCTTAACCATGTACCTCCATGACCTAACCAAACAAAATTTTTAATTTTATCACCTAAAGATTTTATATGAGAGAAAACCCAATTGAATTTATCTTGGTGTTCAACTATGTGTTTGTAATTTTCACCATTAATGATTGGTGGTTCGATAATCCAAGCCACATTCACTTTTGAAGGGTCAACTTCTTTTATAAAACACATTCTATCGGTGTATACACCAATATCATAATCGTCAATATCTCTTTGCCAATTTGTGTTAGGATTTTGATATCGTGACAGTCCATCCTGTCCAATCAAATTTTCATCGAATAATCTAATTTTTCTTTCCATTTTAATTTAATATTTCAAATTCATTTAGTCCTTTAGTATTTGCAAAAGAATCATAACCTCTAACATAATTGTGTAAAAAACACTTTCCGTTCATCTTATAAAAGTTTACAAGGTCTTTCAAAGCCGATTGCATGATATGTATTTCTTGTGCATTCTCTAATAAATAGAGTAGGTCAACTACAAGATACTTTTTATTATTTTCAATTATTTTCAAATCGGTTCTTATGCGATTTCTATCTAATCTCATCCCTCTATCTTTATCCTCATGAATAAAAATAAAAGGTTCATTATTAGGGTTTAGTTCATAATAAACTTGTTTTTCTTTTTCTAAATTTCTTGGTATATAATGTTTTTCAAATCGACTCTCATAAGGAATATTAGCACCAACATAAAAAGTTTCATCAAAAGTTTCACATTTATTTTTTAATTGTAACACTTTTTCAAACCCAACTCGAACATATGAATCACGTAAATTGTTTTGATAAACATATGACTCTGCTTCGGCATCAGAGTTTACACCAATAATTCTAAGATTAGGTAAATCAGAATACATGTACTCGACATTCACCAAATAATGATTATATGAAAAAATTGTTAATTCATTTTCTAAAGAATAATAGTGTCTCACAATACTGTTACATGTAAAACAATCTCCTAAACCCAAATGGTGATGTAAGTATTTCATTATAAGTTACCTGTCATTCTATCACACCACCCTTTTGATTCTGAGTGTGGCCATACGACCCAATATTTAGGTTTTTCTGCGGTTTGGAAATCTCTCCAAATTTTACAATACTTATCAGGGTCATTCATCATTCTATTTATTTCGGCTTTATCAGCATCTTTTCTGAATAATGTTTCATCATTTTGTCCGTGAAACGCAACTACCCAAAAATCATAATCTTTTTCAGGTACTCTATCATAACTCACATCAATACAATGTTTGAATATTTGTGAAAAACTAGACTTCCATTGTTCTTCACCACCATGTTCCTCAATACTTTTGCAAGGTGGATATTTTTTATCTAAAGTTTCTTGTAATACTGCTCTTTTTTCAAATAAAATTCCAGCATATTCTTCATAATCTCTTAGAGACCTTACTTTACCAAAACCATATAGACCATCATGACCTTCTTGGGTTTCACCATCCATACCAAATAGTTTTCTATTAGTAAGGTGTGAATGTTGGTTTTTACCAACCCATTCTTTGTCATCATCCCATTGTTTTGTTCTACCCTTACGAGTATATTCATGCCAAATTAAAACCCTGTGTGGGTGAAATAAATCATAACCGTGAGTATAAGCACGAGCTGCAATTGATATTTCTTCGCCATGGAAATAATATTCGGGGTTGTGTTGAACCTCTTTAGAAAATTCACCTAAAGTGAAACAATAGTGTGCCGAGTAAAATCTTGCAGGGACTGGTAAATCAATGTCATTCCAACCAGGGATAGTCTCAGGTAAGAAAAATACCGCACCTTCAGGAATAAACCTATCAAACACCATTCTCCATGGTTCTTGTACTCTAGCACCTGGGTCATTTTCAGGATTAAATGAAGAAACATATCCCGTAAGAAGAGGTTTTTTATGTCCCTTCTTTTGGAGTTGCTTTATCATTCCAATCATCTCTTTATCCCAATTAGGGGCAAACCTCATGTGTGAATCAATTTGCAATGTGTATTTTTCACCTTTGTAAAGTTGTTGTACGGCATGTCTTGCCCAACAAACACCCTTTGATTCATTATAGGGTATGTTTAGGATTCTAAAACGTTCATCATTTTCAAATTCGGATAAATCATCAAATTTATCTGTCTCACTAAACTGTCTGGCAATTCCGATTCTAAGATTTTCAGGTTTGGAGGCATTCTCCATCATGTTTTTTATCGTATTGACTAGTTCAGGGTCTCTATACGAAGCAATTTGAACAAAAATTTTCATGAAATACTTTTTTCAAAAAGTAATCAAAATAAGAAAGAAACTGAATAATAAATTTTAGATATTGATTATATCTATCAAATTAATGTTACTGTCACATAACCATTACCAGTATTATATGAACCCAAATTAGTAATACTTACACTATTAAATGTTGAACTTGAGTTATATTGTCCATCTGTTGTTCCTACATTTGTTGCACTACTATTAATGAAAGAACCACCTCCACCACCAGCGTCTGACGCAGGGTTTAGTGTACGGTATGCTCCACCACCACCAGTGTAGCCACCACCACCTCCACCACAAATAGGGGAACCACCACCACCTCCACCGAATCCACCGTCAGAGGCTTGACCATAACTCGTTGAGTAACCACCACCAATAAGGTCGGTGTTAAATCCATTACCACCACCACCTTGTTGTGCAGTCGGGGTTCTTGTTACTGACCCATCTCCTCGTTCACCACCACTTGAGAAACCGCCACCAGCACCTGAATCGTATGTGTTAGTTGAGGTTGTAGTTCCATTTGTGTGTGATTCACCACCATTACCTGCGGAACCTGCAGGTGCGCCAAAGAATGAAGTAGTACCACTTACATTGGTTACGGCATCAAATCCTTGTCTTAGTGTACCCGAATCATTACCTGTCCAAGCACCGTCACCTCCACCTCCACCCGCAATGAACAATGGAGTCCCACTTAACACTACGAAAGTACCACCTCCACCACCTGCACCATTATATCCTGATACTGGTTGGGTGAAATTAGCGGCAGTTTGGCCAACCGCAATGGTAACAACTTGACCCTGAGTTAGAGAATATCTACCTTCAACAATAACACCTCGTCCACCGTCTGAAGATGATGGATATGTTACTGAACCAGCCTGTGCTCCAGCAACTTCAAATTCATAAGTACCTGTCTGAGGTACAGTCCATAATTGATATCCTTGTGTAACAACATTTAAGAAACTTGTATTTTGAGTCCATGATTCTGCACTATATGCCGATTGTAACTGAACTAATGTTGGTCCATTAGCTCCGTTAGTAACACCACCTGTTGTGAAAGTAAATGCACTAAACCCATACAAAGCGTTAGGTGTTACTGATGGTGTTGGAGTAAACGATGGTGTTACTGATGGTGTAATAGTTTCAGTAGGTGTTGGCGTAGGACTATCAGATACAGATACAGTTGGCGTTACCGTTTCAGTTGGTGTAGGTGTTGAAGTTAATGGATTAAACGTAACTGAAGGTGTTGGTGTTAATGTTTCAGTTGGTGTAGGTGTTGGAGTATAAGTTTGTGATGGAGTAACAGTTGGTGTTACTGATGGGTTAATTTCAGCACTTATATAAACAGTTTGACCTGTAACCCATTGAGTTGCTGCCGACTGTATAAGAACAACTTCATTTTGTGGTACTGTTGTTCCTCCGCTTCTAAAGAAGAAACCTGAACCACTTCCTGCAGAAGCCCAAGTATAAAACGTAGGTCCATTAGGCGAACCTTGGCCAGTATTACCTGAATATACCACAGTACTTCCATTTTGACTCATAGTCAATGTAACACTCTGACCTGTAAATCCTGAGAAATAATCTGTTCTATCAATACCATCAATATCAATTGAATTCCAATAAATTCCATCTGGTTGTGTACCGCCTGAAAAACTATTAGGGTCCGTAGAACCTTCATTTATTCCACCACCATTATTATTACTAATAAGTGTATTTCCTGAAAGTGGGAAATCATATGGTAATACAACTAAATTAAACCCATAACCTGTTACCGGTATTGATGTTACTGATGGCGTTGGTGTGAACGATGGTGTAAGTGATGGTGTTACAGTTTCAGTAGGTGTCGGTGTATTTGTTGGAGTATCACTTACAGATACCGTTGGTGTTACCGTTTCAGTTGGTGTAGGAGTTGGAGTATTACTTACTGAGACAGTTTCAGTTGGCGTTGGGGTAACAGTCTCAGTTGGCGTTTGAGTTGGTGTATCACTTACAGATACCGTTGGTGTTACCGTTTCAGTTGGTGTTTGAGTTGGTGTGTCACTTACCGATACAGTTGGTGTAACAGTTTCAGTTGGCGTAGGTGTTGGAGTATCACTTACCGATACAGTTGGTGTAACAGTTTCAGTTGGCGTAGGTGTTGGAGTATCAGATAATGATACAGTTGGTGTAACAGTTTCAGTTGGCGTAGGTGTTGGTGTATCAGAAACAGACACCGTTGGTGTAACAGTCTCGGTTGGAGTAGGTGTTGGTGTGTCACTTACCGATACAGTTGGTGTAACAGTTTCGGTTGGCGTAGGTGTTGGTGTATCAGAAACAGACACCGTTGGTGTAACAGTCTCAGTTGGAGTAGGAGTTGGTGTTTCTGTACTTTGTGGTGTTACTGAAGGGGTTTGAGTTATAGTCTCAGTAGGTGTTTGAGTAGGCGTATCAGTTACAGATACCGTTGGTGTTACAGTCTCAGTAGGTGTTGGTGTATTTGTTGGTGTTTCAGTTAAAGTTACTGTAGGTGTTGGTGTTACAGTTTCACTTGGAGTAACACTAGCGGTTATTGTCGGTGTTGGTGTAACCGTAGAAGATGGTGTTGGTGTAGGTGTGGCATTGAATGTGTATCCTGTTGTGGATATAAATGAATAAGTTGAACCTGTTTCACTTACACTTACACTTGTAAATGTTAATGAACCGTCCAAATCATTATAATCACCATCTAAGAATATTTGAGTAAATCCTGATGATGCACCTGAATATATTGTAACACCACTAGTAACACTCAATGAGCTACCAGTCACAGTTCCTAAATCAACTGAGAAATTAATTGTAACATCAGTATCAACAGGGTCATCGGCAACTGCAGATGCTCCAAACCCGATTGAACCTGGGAATAATAACAAATCTAATGTTATATTATTTGGGTTTTCCGCACTTACATCGACTTGACAAGTTGCATCACTACCAGAGAAGAACATTGTAAAT